ATGAACGCATTAATTGGATTTGTTGCATTGATCGCTGTGGGCCTCGTAGGTTGGGCGATTGCAGAATTTAAGTACAAGGCTTTCACTTTCACCCGTTCAGAAAAGGACATCGAGGAAGAGAAAGAGCTTGAAGAGCAGAAACGCGCAGAGGGTTTCAAGGAGATGAACATCCGCGACATCATGCGCAAAAACTCAACCAATGGTTATAACGCCGTAGGTTAGTATTATGTTAATTTACCTATGCTTATGATACAGTATATCATCATAGCAATCATATTGGCGGCATGCGTAACGTATGCCGCCATTTGTATCTACCGCGCCATTAAACAAGCCCGAGAGTGCAAAAACTATCAATGTTCCGGCTGCCCGTTCGTTGAGAAATGCCAAAAGAATAAAAAGAAAGAGGCTACTCAGCGGAAAGAACAATAGCAGTTTTCATAAAAAAGCTACAAAAGCTATTTTTACTGTCATGCTGCGAGGAAACCAAGCAAAAATAATGCATTTCAGAACCCGTTCATTATGAGCAAGATACAAAGAAAGTGATTGTTTTAATTAAAAAAGTTGCATAAAAATTTGGTAGAACCAATAAAAAGTAGTACCTTTGCACTCGCAAATCAGAAATGATTATTCTACACAAGGTGTCTTAACCGAGCGGTTAGGTAACGGTCTGCAAAACCGTGTAGAGCGGTTCGACTCCGCTAGACACCTCATAAAAAAGGAAGTTCTTCAATAAGGACTTCCTTTTTTCATATCTACTCTCCCCCATTTTCATTCCTCATTTCTAGGTATTCATCAAAACCCCCATTTTTAGGTATTGCACAATTATAAAAATCTTCGTACCTTTGCAACCGTAAATGATAAACATCAGAACTGAGGTTATCCTACGAGTAGGAATAGCCCCTTGCCAAAAGCAATTCTGGTGAACGTTTGAAACTTTTAGATAATTGAGACAAAGATAGAAATTAAAATCTTGTTCGCTAATAGAAATAATTCATAATGTTTTTGTATAATATGAGAAGGAGTGCTTGTGAAAGTACTCCTTTTGTATATCTATTGTATAGCTACCTGCTTGGTTATCAATACCTTATTTGTACGGAAAAATAATTATCCGTATAATACCTGACAGATAGGTATACAATAGATATGTTGTAGTTTTGTTACTATTTTGTTACCGAAAATTTGCGAGTAACAAAAAAATTGCTTATCTTTGCAGCAGATTAATAAATGTAGGCTTATGGGAAGGAAGAAAACAATCGACAAGGAGCCAGTCACTATCAGATTCAAGGAACTTGCCAACGGAAACAAGAGCATCTATCTGGACATCTATATGGACGGAAAGAGGAGTTATGAATTTCTCAAACTATACCTCATCCCAGAGGTTGGTAGAGAAAGAGCGAAGGCGAGGGCGAAGAATGCTGAGACGATGGCTAGTGCGAATATCATCAAGGCTCAGAGGGTTCTCGACTTGAAGAACCGAAAGGCAGGAGTATTCAGCAGCAACAAGAACATGCGCTTGGTAGAATGGCTAGACATCGTGAAGGTTGCCAAGCAGAAGGCAAGTAGGTCGGATGAATCCAGCAAGACCATTGAGAATGTGAAGAAGCATATCATCAAGTTCTGTGGCGAGTCTACCAAGATGGTTGACATAGACAAGAAGTTTTGCATGAAGTGGATAGAATATCTGAGAACTGCCACCAAGAGAGGTGGGCAGCCGTTCAGCGAAGTAACCAAGAAGGTGTACCTTACTTGCTTTGGTACAGTTCTGAATCAGGCTGTCCGTGATGGAATCATTCAGATGAATCCCCTATCGCTCATAGACCCAAGCTACAAGTTCGGGTCTCCTGAGAGCGAGCGAGTATACCTAGATATTGAGGAGGTGAAGAAACTGGCTGCAACTGAATGCTACAGCCAGCATACCAAGCAAGCATTCATGTTCTCATGCTTTTCAGGTCTTCGTATCTCAGACATCAGGAAGCTGAAATGGAGCGATATAGAAGAGGTGAAGAATCCTGACGGAACATCATCCTACCGCCTGACCAAGACGATGGAGAAGACTCAGCGAGTAGTCAGCTATCAGCTATCCAACGAGGCGATGAAATGGTTGCCTGAAAAGACGGAAGACGAACTGGTATTCTATGAACTATGCCAGCAGCCAAACATCAACTATCATATCAAGGTATGGGCGAAGGCAGCAGGAATCAAGAAGAATATATCCTTCCATACTGCTAGGCACACCTTCGCCACCATGATGCTCACGCTGGGAGCCGACATCTACACCACCAGCAAACTGCTCGGTCACTCCCGAATATCCACTACCGAGATATATGCTAAGATTGTGGATAAGAAGAAGGATGAGGCAATGGGGCTGATTGATAAGTTCTTCGATAAGGAATAAAAAAATCTCTGCAAGGTAGCCAGCCTTGCAGAAATTAAAAGTTAAACTATGTAATTTGCTTCTGATTTTCATGAGAAATCCGTAATTTTGCCTCATAAACTTTTAAATTATTGGCTTATGAAAGAAGACGATGTAAAAGAGATTAAAAGAGGTCTAAATTGGATAGTAATCCTACTAAGCCTTTTATTAATGACCATATCCATTCGAGGTTGCACAATATAGCAACTATTGCTGCAACTACTGGAATCCATCTAACCGCCCTATTCTTCCACACATTATCAGGGTTATACTTAGATTCTCTCCAGAACTTTTCTATCTGAGATTCACCAGACTCAGATAGCTCTATTCTATGGGAGTACTTTGTTGTATAACCCAATTCTTCTACTACGTGAATTGGACTCAGCCATTTTTGATTGCAGCATTCTTTGTCCGCTTCCTCTAAATCAGCAGAGCCTAGATTTGCTTTCTCATTTAATATAGAAAGAATCTTCTCTTCCTTCTTTGTTCGCTCTTTCTTATATTTCAGCAGCACATACAACTTCTGTTCGTTAGTTATCTTTGCCATTACAAACCGAGTTTATTTTTCAGAAAACTACCAACAAAGGCAGCAGCCATAGCAGACACAGCAAAGTCACCAAATATAAATCCTTTATTAGGCTCTACGAACTGGGATTCGACAGAAACCAACACAACCATACAGACAACAAAGGTAATCGCAATGGCAATATACCTAAACACCATCTTAGCTACCTTCTTGCTATCATCCTTAACACTTGAATATTCACCTTCTTTCCGGTCAACCCTCAATGAGCAATACATAAAATAAATTGCAGCTATCGCTATGAATGCCACAAACACGTAAATAATTTCTTTTGGCATAATTTTATTTTTCTAGTTGGGAAAATATTTTTTCCTAGTTAGGGAAAATTATTTTTCTCCCTTGTAATTCTTTAATATTTCGTCAGCTTCATACTCGGACTTTGATTTTGCTGCTTTCAATTTTTGCTCCAGTTCTTGTTGCTTACGTTGTAAGGCTAATATCTTATCCTTATATGGCTTGACTCTCATCATATACTTCCAAGCCGATTCCCCTTCATTTCGTTTGATACCAGTTATTTTCTCCCATTTCTGTGCAAACTCCTCGTTAGTTTCTTTCGCAATCTCGGAAAGCCCAGACGAAATTTTCTTATGCAGATTAACAAATTTCCAATAATCATCAGACAACATTTTGCGTATTCTTTGGTCTTGAACTCTCGATGCAAATTGACTAGCATCCTCACCGTCTTTCTTCTTTAGCAAAGGAAAAGCATATACTTTTTCTTTAAGGATTGGTATAGCTTTTTGTGAACTTTCCTTTTCCAACAACATTCTATTTTGCAAATAGCTATCTTTAAAGAAAACATGACCTCCATTCTTTACAACATCTTGAAAGTATAAATCAGTACTATCCAAAATTCCATCAGGATAATATTGTGGCTTTGTTATACCATCCTCTATAAAGAATAGCGTAATAAAACTTTTCTTATCGCCCTTCCTAACGCCCACCCTATAAATAGGTTTGTCTCCAAACAAAGAACACAAACACTTAGACACAACTATATAACCTGAGATTCCTTCCCTGTCTATATACATACCATAAAGATATTTACCGAAGCAAGCATCATAAATACTTGAAATTCGTATAGGATTTGACACATCAAAACCAAAACGTCCAACAGAATTGGTACATCTGCCAAAATCCTGCTTATTCGGTGCTGGAATTGAGTGAGGTTCGCTATTCTTTATATGTTCTAGCATTTCTTTTGCCTTCTTATCGCTTAACTCACGATTCACGCTTATTATTCTCTGGATAAATATTACAGCAATAATAACCAAAAGCAACATTATACCAATAAATACTTCCATTACATTACCCCCATTCTTTTATGAACCAATACTAAATCATTTCCTTTCATTGCCACTAATATCCAGTTCAGTATCGTACCAAAGATACACCCTAATATCCAATGACCATCATGCTGCCAAAACGTATACCATAAATAGAATGTTCCAAAAGCAAAGCCAAGCATATATAGGAAAAAGGCACTATAAACATCTACCTGCCTCAATCTGATGAAATAATAAGGGAAGAACGTTATCGACTTATCAAACAAGGTTGATACCACCATAAATGGTAATGTTCCAATCATCAACAACACTATATAAAGAACATCAATGGTAATAGCCCACTTCACAGACAAGAGGACTATAGCATCACATACCGCTAAAATAAACAACGTGTACAAATTAGTTATAATCAGTTTCATACTCAATACTTTTTAATCATTATCATTCATTAACTTCATCTTCTTCACCACCAAACTCTATAGGTTCGCAATTAAATTGTTGAAAAACATAGTTAACTACATTCTTTGTGTCTTCTAGAGAAACCCACCAAATTCTTCCTATAAATCCCAATATTAACAAGAACTTGAAGAGTTGCATCCATTCTCCAGAAAAGAATTTATTAAACCCTTCTCCGTTCAACAAAGCATCGCTTACACCAATCATCCACCAAGATGTAATCAAACCTGCAAGTAATATAACTATCAAATGAAATGTTTCCATACCTACCACATTTTAATTATCCTACATTTGCTTTTCTCATGCCACCACCCAATACAGATAGTAGCTGGTCGTAGCGTTTCTCTAACTCTTCGTACTTCGCCTTCCAAACAGAATCATCAAAATCTGATTCTTTAGGATGAATAGCATCAGCAGCATAATCTATACTAGTCTTTTCTGCAATACACTCGGCAGTTTTGCCTAACCCTATAGGTTCAATACCACGCATCAACCATTCAGCAGACACATCTGGGTAGGCTTTTAGGAAGCTCTCTACCAACGTAGAAGACAACGTCTGCTCACCTTTAACTTGCCTAAGAACCGTAGATTGATTCATATTAAGCGTTTTTGCCAAAGCATTCAATGATATACGATTATCATCAATATACGCTTTAATTCTTTGATACACAGTTATTTCCATACATTTTACATATTTAAACCATACTTAAACTATGCAAATCGGGATAACTTTTTCCAAAAAATATTTGGTTAGTTAGGCGGATTTGCTTATCTTTGCACTCGTAAATAACAAGTTGCTTAATTATTAAAAGCAAAATTACAACAAAAAATTAAGATATGCAAGTAAAAAAGATAAAAATTATCAAAGTTTCGCTTGAAGGACGAAAAAAACTTGCTGAGCGGTATAGATGCAGAAGGGAAACCATCTACAACGCTCTAGGGTTTAGAAGTCAGAGCAAGCAAGCCGAAAACATCAGGAATGATGCCCTGAATGAGTTCGGAGGTGTTAAGGCTGATAAGGTCGTGTTCTATTAGGAAGGAGGTGAATATGATTAAGAGATTATTCAGAAAGCACCTGAGAAGATACTTGGTGACATATTATGGAGCCTCACATCCACAATTTGAAGAGATATTCAACTGGGTATATGAAGCTCCAATCTTAGAGTGGAGAATCAGAATGGACTGCATTCACAAAACAATAAAGTGGCTTGATGTAAAAGATGGCTATAAGCAAAGAGGCGAAATAGACCATATAATACAACTTGACAAAGCAAAAGAACTACTCTTGTTTCTCAGCAAGTAAGAACACATGAACAAATGTCGTTGTTCCACGAATATCAACGATATTACTTGAAGAGGATGAAGCTATTTGCTTAACAACATAATTGTCTCTTTTCAACTTCTTGATTTCCTCATCAAGGTCAAGTTCTACGAGAACACCTTTCTCGTTTACTTTAGAATGTAGATGTACGATTTTCTGTTTCATACGAAATTGAATTAAGTTAAAATAAAAATTTGTCACCTGCAAAGGTACAAAATAAAAACTACAATCGGGCAACGGTAGATATAATAATGTATAAAATGAAAATTTGTCACTTTCTGTTTCATACACTACCGCCCGATTAAAAAATGGAGGAATCCTATGAATGAAATTTCAACTATTGTAGATGGTGACCGAATGACATCACTACAGATTGCAGAGATTACTGCAAGGCTCCACAAAAATGTTATGAGAGCAATCAGAAACATGGAGCCAGCTTGGGAAAAAATCAACGGGCGCAATTTTGAGCTGGTTGATTACAAAGATGAAAAAGGCGAGACGAGACCTTGCTACTCCCTCAACAAAGAAGAGTGTCTCTACATCGCCACCAAGTTCAACGATGAAGCGAGAGCCAAGTTGATTAAACGATGGAAGGAACTAGAAGAGCAACATCAAAAGCCATCCGTCCCTCAGAACTATCTCGAAGCTCTCAAATCTCTGGTCAAGGCTGAGGAAGAGAAACAGCAGCTAGCTTTGGAAAATAAGAAGCAGCAGGAGCAAATCGTCACTATCAGCAAGACGAACATGGAACTCGGCAACAAGATTACCGAAATGCTGCCAAAGGTTAGCTACTACGACAAAATCTTGCAGAGCAATGCCACCATGACCGTTACTCAGATTGCTCAGGACTACGGAATGAGTGCCTTGAGGTTAAACAAGGAGTTAGAGTCTATGAGAATCCAACACAAGGTAAGAGGTCAATGGATATTGTTTGCCCAGTTCTTAGAAGGTGGATATGTTCACAGCAGAGCAGTAGACATATTAAGGAGTGATGGTCGGCACGATGTGAAGTACAACACCGAGTGGACAACGAAAGGAAGAATCTTCCTATATGAATCACTCAAAGCGAAGGGCATTCTCCCCTTAATAGAGCAGGAGAACACTCCCAGCGATAAGGGCACTGGTAGAACAGAGCCAGCCAAGGCAGCTAGTGCCAGTCAACAAACCATCAAATTCAACTGATATGATAGACCCAGAGATTAAAGAGCAGCTAGACCGCATAGAGCAGTATTCGCTCATAGCTGCAAAGAATGTGCTCAACATTAATGAAGCTGCAATCATTCTTGGTATGACGGTTAGAGGAGTGAGAGAGAACGTCAGGAACAGAATCATTCCTTGCTATAAACCAAATGTCAACCGACTCTACTTTAAGAAGAGCGAGTTGGAAGAGTGGATGACTCAAAACCGCAGAAAGAGCATGGCTGAGTTGAAATCAGAGGCAGCAGCCTATTGTTTTACCCATTAAACAGATAAACTTATGATAGCAGATGTAATGTTGGTAGCCAGCGTAATCGCTTTCGCTGTTGCCGTTAAGGAAATTCACTCCTACTTCAAGGAGGTAGGTAAGTAATATACGGAGACTGAACCTCACAAGTTAAATTTAGTATTAAGTTATAAATGTGTTAAGTCTTATAATATTTCAGTCATTGAAAACAGCAGAGGTTTTTTGGAGTTTGCTACTCCCAGTCTCCACTATAACTTTAGTCGTTATAATTTTACATGTTTTAAGTTTTTGCCCAGCGCAAGTAGCTCAGTTGGTCAGAGCAGGAAGGTTCATCGCCTTCATGTGTCGTGGGTTCGAGTCCCACCTTGCGCCCTATATAGCCCGATTCCAAGGCTTTGTATCGGATAGGATAAACCTTCCTAGAGAGGTACACGTACCCAAAAGGAGCATCATTAACCACAGATGGTGCTTAGACGTGGAAGTGGCAAGCGAGTACATACACCTGATAGGTGGAATTTGGAAAAACTTGGAGTTCACTTGTGAAGAAGCAGACCTGATGCCGTGACCCTTATATAATAAGGTAGCATCTAAAGGTAGGAGCGCACAACTACAAATCGGTTCTAATGCAGCCAGCACGCTTTCTTTTTTCTATTCGGTTCAATATAATTGGTTATTTTATAGAAATCAGATATATCACAATATGTGCGATTACTAGTGCTGGGAGTCCTAAGCCTCCATGAATGCAGAAGGGAACCAAGGAGCGATTCACCATCCGCCAAGATTGTATAGATGTCGCTCCACGGAGGTGGCGGTTTTATCATATTCATTTTACTGCCCCTCCTTTTCTAAATGAAATTGCAAATTGACATATTAGTAAATTTCATACAGATTACATTTTCGATGCGGTAGCGACCGCTCAGGTTAAACTAAAATAAAAAACTCTCGCCCCACCATTCGTGAGAATCGTGGGGTTTTTAATTTGAACATTTAAACCATACAATATGAGATGTAAAGCAAATAGTTGTCACGATTGTCTCTTCTCGACCATGTGTGACAACCCGAATAAGAACCCAGATGGTGGCTACAAATGCAGCCGCTATGAATGGAAATATCAATAACAACTTAATACATAAAAGATATGGGTAATTTAGATTATTACAACAAACTCAAAGTCGTTCCTCAACAGGCACTCCGACAAATTCAGTCAGGAAGACTTAGAGGAAAACACGACATCAACCCAATGTGGCGCATAAAGGCAATGACAGAGCAGTTTGGTGTGTGCGGAATCGGTTGGAAGTACGTAATCACCAAGCAGTGGACAGAGACTTTCGGAAGCGAAGTAAAAGCCTATTGCAACATCGACCTCTTTATCAAGGTGAACGGAGAATGGTCAGATGCCATCCAAGGAACAGGAGGTTCGTCAGAAGTTTCAATGGAAAGCAAGGGTGCATACGTATCTGATGAATGCTACAAGATGGCACTCACAGATGCCTTGTCGGTTGCTATGAAGGCACTGGGTGTAGCAGCAGACGTTTATTTCGAGGCAGGAAAAGACATCATAAATATTGATAGCAAGTATGGTGCTCAGGATAGTAGAGCAGCGCAGCAGCAGACACAGACTCAGCATCCAACCGCTCAGTCAACACAAGCCGTACAGCAGCCAGCAACACCCCAGTATCACACCAATGACTTGAACGAAGGATTGGCATACCTTAGCAGATGTGTTAACAAGGATAATCTGGTATGGGTAGTTCAGACATACAAGCCGCTCACCGCCAGCCCTCAGTTCATGCAAGCAGTATCAGCTAAAAAGAAAGAATTAGGATTACAATAATATGACAGAAACAACAAAGAAAATCAGCCTGAATGTGCCAAATGTCACATTTATAGAAGAGACGCACCAGTACTTCATCGGAAAGAAGGAATTGAAAGGTGTGACGGGAACGCTCATCAAGAAAGCCTTCCCCGATACCTACAAGAATATTCCTGAGTCAGTACTGAAAAAGGCAGCAGAGCGAGGAGGTCTTATCCATAACACCTTTGAAACCTTCTGTTCTATCTTCGATGCAGACATCAAGCAGTACCCGAACCCTACAGAAGAGCTTCAAGCCTTCCATAGCATGTTAGTCTCATTCGATTTACACTATGTAGCATCCGAGTATCTTGTTACAGATGGTGAGAACTTTGCATCTGCCATTGATGGAATCTTTGCCGACAGCGAAGGCAACATCTATCTGGTAGACTACAAGACTACCGCCACCCTCCACTACGACAATGTATCGCTCCAGCTATCCATCTATGCAAGATGGTTCGAGGAGCAGAATCCTGACTTGAAGGTGAAGGAGATTGTTTGTATGTGGTTCAAGAACGGACAGAGCAAGTTCCAGCCGCTACCTAGGGTAGCAGATTATCAGATTGACGATTTAATCAACGCTTATCTCGCTGATGATACAGACTATCAGTATAAGGTGGAAGTTCCTGAGCAGTTCTCAGCACTAGAGCAGGAGTACAGACTATTTTCCGCTCGTATGGATGCCCTGAAAATCAAGCAGGATGATTTGAAGGAGCAGATGATGAAGATGATGGAAGCCAACAAGCAGAAATCCATCAAGACCAACATCGGTTCTTACTCTTATGTGGCAGCTACCACCAAGAAAACCTTCGACACGAAGCTGTTCAAAGACACGGAGCCAGAACACTACGAGTACTATCTGAAAGAAACGACCACCAAGCCGTCAATAAGAATCAAACTTAATTAAGTATAGATATGAACGTAAAGTTTACAGGCAAGATTATTGCAGCAGGGCAAGTTCAAATGGGAACTTCCAAAAACGGAACCCAATGGAGTTCTTGTGAATACACTATCGAAGAGTTGAACGAGCAGTACCCTTCAAGAGCCGTTATCCAAGTTTATGGTTCAGACAAGATTCAGCAGTTCGGCATTCAGTTAGGAGAAATCATCACCGCCCACATCGGATTGAAGGCACGCCAGTCAAAGGAAGGACGTTGGTTCAATCAGTTGGATTGTTGGAAGGTGGAGCGACCAAATGACCAGCCGCAAGGTCAGGTTGTCCATAGTCAGGTTGGCGCAGCACCTCAGCCAGTTTATGGGTATAACCCACAACAGCAGACAGCACCACAGAGTCAGACACAGCAGTTTCCCCCTCAGGTTAACGCAAGCGGTCAACCTATTCAGCAGAACGCTCAATATGCAGGTGGTCAGCAGCAGGGTCTTCCCTTCCCTGCCCCAAACCAATAATATATAAGATATGGAAATCCATCTAGTAAGAACCTCCACTGGTCTTCGCCCTTACACGGATGATGATTACGAGGAAATGAAAAAGATAAAGGTTGGTTCCATCATCAAGGCAAACATAGTTCGACCAAGGAACATTAAGTTTCACCGAAAGTTCTTCTCCCTTATCAGAGCAGCATGGGATTGTCTCACAGAGCAGCAGCGCACAAACCTACGTTCTATAGACACATTCCGTGAGCAGCTTCTTATAACATCAGGATTCAGCGAACCGCTTTACGACCTAAACGGACAGAAGTTCTTGGAGAGAGCCAAGTCTATCTCCTTCGCAAAGATGGATGAGCCAGCCTTTAATGAAGTATATAGTAGAGTCTTAGACACCATCCTCACGATACTCTATGCAGATGGTGTTACAGAAGACGAATTTAATAAAATTTTACAAAATTATAGTTGATATGACACGTAGAAACGAAAAGCGCAACAACAGACGCAATAGCCGTCAGCGCAACAACAACCCAGAGTTACCACCATTTGCACAGATGCTTTTCGGAGCAATCGTTGGCAAAGTTGTAGACATGATTGCCAAGAAGATGGCAGAGATTGCCGAGGAAGAGACTCCTGATATTCATGCAGAAGGCATCAGTAATCAGGACGTTACCAATATCAATAACGGAAAGGCGAGTCTCACCAAATGCACTATCCCAACGGATGGCACAGCGGTAGAAATTCCTATTCCCGACAACCTTCAAGTCTTCATCAGCGAGGATGGCAAGCCGATGATTCGCAAGAAGATTGAAGGAGACGAGAAGAAGACTCCTGATGATAAGGAAGGCAAGCCTATCACTTATGATGATATTTGCAAGGATTTGTTCTATAACAAGGATGCGTACTACCTTGATGAAAGTAACAATGTTTCATCATGGGTAATGACTTCTTCAAATTACAACGACTTCGACAACTGCACATCTATTGCTCAGGCAAAGCGCATGATTGCTTTCAACAAGTTGCAGAACATCGCCAAGTATCTCAATGGTGACTGGAAACCGAACTTCGACAGAGACGATGAAAAATGGAATATCAATAAAGATGGTGATACATTTATCGAAATGTACACAAGAACATTGAACAAAGCGAGTGTTTACTTCAAGTCGCAAGAACTTACAAAGGAAGCCATCCGCTTGATGGGTGAAGAATCTCTCAACGACCTTTTCTCAACTGATTGGTAATGGCAAGCTACGCTGAAATCAAGGCAAAGCTACAGCAGGAAGGCAAGAAGATACGCAAGCGTTTATCCTACGATGAGCACAACTTGCAAGCCGCAGAGGTCAGGTATATCCGTGGGGTATATCCTGACCTTGAAGGAGTCTTCTTTGCCGTTCCCAATGGTGGCAAGCGAACTTCCCGACAAGCTGCATGGCTCAAAGAAGAAGGTATGAAGGCAGGAGTATCTGATATGCTGCTCCTGAAGCGCACCTCCCAGTACGGTTTCCTCTGCATCGAAAATAAAACACCGAAAGGTAGGCAGGAACAAGAGCAGAAGGTATTCCAACATGAAGTAGAACGACATGGTGGCAAGTACATCATCGTCCGCTCTATAGATGAATTTATCCAAGCAATCGACAATTATTTAAATGGTGAACTATGACAGATGAAATCAAACAAGCCATCCAGCTTCTAGAAGAGAATGGCTACAAGATTACCGCTCCACCCAAGGAAGTTAAAGACGAATATACCTTTGAGCGAGCATGGAACCTCTACGAAAAGAAGGTAGGCTGCAAGGCTAAACTGGAAAAGAAGTGGAACTCTATGAGCCAGAAAGACCGCAAGGCAGCTCTAGAGTATATTCCTCTCTATGTAATCTCACAGCCCAACAAGCAGTACAGAAAGAACTTCCAAACCTTTCTCAACCAGCGAGGTTGGGAAGACGAACTCATCGGAGCAACACCACCGCCAGCATCCGTTAACGAGAATCCTTCTGAAATCAGCCAACTTATCGCAAAGACGAGGGCTGAGCAGAACGTGACAAATGCGGATAAGGACAACGTTTTCAAGACACGCATCATGGGTATGATAGAGCTTCTGCAAAAGAATCCTCATAGCCTATGCCGAAAGCAGTTGGAGATATATCGTGATAACGGAACCTTGGAACGCTTGGGCATCCACTGGAATCCATAAACCACAAATCTGTTTACCAAAATGAAAGAGATATGGAAGGATATTCCTTCGTTTGAAGGGTATTATCAGGTTAGTAACCTAGGTAGAATAAAAGCACTAGCAAGAAAAACTTTTGATAAAAATGGTAAGGCTTATAACAGAAAAGAACATATTGTTCAGCCAAGTCTAACAAGAACTTATTATAAAGTGCATCTATCAAAACAGAATAAGTTATACTACTTTTCTGTTCATAGACTAGTGGCTTTAGTCTTCATCCCAACAGATGATACAAGCAAACATATAGACCATATAGATACGAACCCACTTAATAATAATGTAGATAACCTTCGTTGGGTAACGGTTTCAGAAAACTGCAATAATACTTTAACTAGAAAGCATATATCATCTTCTAAAAAAGGACATTCAGTTAGTAATGCCACTAAAATGAAAATAAGGAATATGCTCAAAGGAAGAAAATTACCAGAATCCACAAAAGCCAAAATGAGTTTAAATAGAAAACGAACTACTATTTATGCTTTTGATTTAAAAGGTAATTTTTTACATAAGTTTAATTCGGTCAAAGAAGCTGGAGTTTTTGCCAACAGACATTTCACATCAGTTGTTAGCTGCTGCAAAGGAAGAACTAAGACATGCGGCAATTATATTTTTTCATACAATGACAAAGTACAATAAAGGCAATCCGTTAAGAGTATTTGAAGCTTTTGCTGGTTATTGTAGCCAATCTTTAGCTTTTAAATATCTCAAAGAGCAACACCCTGAGTTCGAATTTAAGGTTGTTGGTTATTCTGAAATAGAGCCATCTGCTATACAAGCATATAGTTTGCTACATGGCAGAGACGTTCCTAACTATGGAGATATAACTCGCATTGATTGGAATGAGGTTCCTGATTTCGATTTTATTTCTTGGTCTTCACCTTGTCAAGACTTCTCTATGGCAGGTCTTAGAAAAGGAGCAGAAGAAGGTAGCGGAACACGCTCTTCACTTATATTTCAAGAAAGGAGAATGCTAGAAAGCAAACACCCGAAATATGTTATGTTGGAAAATGTAACTGGTCTTACAAACAAAACAATGAGACCATACTTCTTGAAATATTTGAAAGACTTGGAAAGTTTCGGCTATACATCTTTCTATAAAGTGTTGGACGCAAAAGATTATGGTGTGCCTCAACATCGTGAGCGTATCTTCGTTATCTCCATCCTACGCACAGAAGACGAGCCGAACCCAGAGTATCACTTCCCTTCTCCCATTAATCTAGAGACAACGGTTGAGGACATCTTGGAAGACAATGTTTCTCCCGAATATTTCCTATCCAAGCCCCTTCTAGAAAAGTATCTCACAAAAGCAGACATCAATGAATCAATCGAAAAACTCTACCCCGAAGATAGCAATACCGAAAACTGCTGATGGATGCTCCCCGACCATCACATCATCATTTGGTGCAGGAATCAGCATAGCCAATCTTCTTGGTGTTGACCATTTCCCTAAGGGGGGGGGTATTGATAATCAAAAAGTTACAAGCAGAAAACTACTCATCAACTCAGACGTAGATGGTTTAAGTAGAACCATCCGTACAAGTTATTATAAGGCTGGTTTTGCCAACTATATACATAACGATGGCAGAGCAGCCAACGCAGTTTTAATCATCAAGAAATTATAATGTGCGACAAAATTATAAAGCTAGCAAACCTCCAAATCAAAGGCAGGATAGAGCAGCAGACCAGAGTCTACTCCACCAAGGGAATCTCCCCTACTCTCAATTCTGCTATGGGTCACGGAGGTAACTGCATCCCACTATTCTTAATTGTAAAAGAGATATGATAACTGGAGGAAAACGTATGAAATCCCTACTCCTATCAGGGAAGGTCAAGCCTGATATGGGGGGGCAAGTCTTAGACCTCTATAACCAGCAAGTCTATGACAATATTGCTCCAACAATGCTAACAACCATTGATTCTTCATCAATGACATTCGTAACCATAATGAACAAAGAAATCATTCACACCGCACCAAACGGAAAGAAATACTCCATCCAAATCAGAAAGTACACTCCAAGAGATTGTTTCCGACTGATGGGAGTTCACGAAGCTGATATAGACAAACTCCTGAGCAAGTAGAAGTCTGGTCAACTCATTATCAGCAAGAGCAAACTCTATGCCCTTGCAGGAAATTCAATAGTAACCAACTGCCTGACCGCCATGTTCGAGGAACTAATATTCCCATCAGGAAATCACTACCACGACAAGACTGGTCAGCTATCACTCTTCTAGCTTATGGATATTTTTGGATATATCAAGGTAGGCAAGCGCATCAGTAAAGCGCACAAAGCCATGTTTACCAACAAGACCATGGTACTCTGGTATAAAGGCAACCCAATCATCGGAACAATGCACGAAGGCTTGTGGTATCAACAAGACCTTAACGGAATGTTTGAACAATTAATTTTCCAGTCCGAAGTCACACACGTTTCATTTTTACCTTCGCCAAATGAAGACAGAGAAAGAAAAAATCCTAGCCATCATCGCTGAGATTCAGGCAGAACGTGAAGCTGCCCACATCGTGCCGCCCCACGTCCTAACAGCCGAAATCATCAACCGAGGATGCCACCAGCCTTATCAACCCCTCAACGAGTTATGTGAAGAAGGCAAGATAAAATGGTGCCGCACCATCAACGATATGGCATTCACCATCAGAAAATAATAAATCAAGAACAATATGAAAATTATAACGCAGAAAGAACTGGCATCCTTAGCAGAAGATGCTTTTAAGAATGCCGAAAAGCATGGTTTTTATAATGAGAGCACAGAAATAGAAACCGAATTGATGCTCATTATCACGGAAATGGCAGAAGCTGTTCAGGCAGACCGCAAAAATCGTCACGGAAGTATCGAAGACTATGAGAGCGAGATTCAGATGGGAAGAGATATTCCTACCGCCTACAAGAACGCTCTTGAAGGAACGGTTGAATCCGAGTTCGCTGATATTGCCATTCGCATCTTATCACTCTTAGGATGGATGAACAGCAAAAGCCCTATTAAAATAAATAGCAATTCTGTTCTTGCTGATGAATATGAAATTGGCAGGATTCAATACACGATTCAAAACAAGATTCATAGGAGCAATATCGCAGCCGACCTATATCGGTTAAATGGAAAGTTTAGTTCGTTTGTTGATAATGAATCATCCTATTGGTTCGTATCAAAAAATCTACAGAACATTCTTATGCGGACTTTCGCAATCGCCCACAATCACAATATCGACCTGATGGAGTACATCAAGTTGAAAATGCAGTATAACGAATCTCGTCCGTATCTACACGGATGCAAATATTAGGAGGACAAAATTATGTTTGGAATAGAACAGATTTCAAGAAGGTGCTTAATAACGTTGAGTGATGGTAGCAAAATCCAAGCTACCATCACCATTCCAAAGCCAACCAAGCCCATCTTCCCTGAGCAGATGGAGCGTCAGTTCATTGAGAGTTTTAATAATTCGCAACCTCTTGCAGTAAACAAGGTTGTCAAGTGTCACATAATGAGAAATTAGTTATGGAAGATTTACCTATAGGCTCAGAAATCGTCTAGAAGGTGGTTGAAAGCGAGACAGAAGAATGTAATGGTTGCTTCTTTGACGAGATAAGCAGCAATATTTATGAAAATATCTGCAAAGATATTTGTTGTGCCGCAATCGACAGAAAAGACGGAAAGAATGTTAAATTCAAAAGAGTGAAATAATCATGATAGACGATAAGAAAATAGAAGAAGCTGCTAATAAGCATATTGAGACAGAGTATGCTAGATACAATAGTGGCGAGGTTGAGGAAGAAATGATTTGTCTTAGGGGCAAAGATAGCTTCAAAGAAGGTGCTAAGTGGGCTATCAATGAGTTTATTAAAGACTTGAAAGAGCTGATAGATTCCTGTTTTGACAAGTGCAAGGCTCCCGATATTGATTTCGAACGCTTATCAACAGATGAGTTAAAACAAGTGTACAATATTGTAAAAGGCAAAGAAAAATGAAAAAGAATAAACACTCATTAAAGATAAGTCGTAGCTACTTTGGCGAAACTACCCTTGATGGTTATCCTATAGCTGCATATTCAAATGATGAATTGAAGATTCTAAAGAATCTGCTAGAAAGGGTTCTGTGTGAAGTAAATGGATATATTCATCTTTAGAAAAGTAAAGCGTATGGCACAGAAAGAATTTAGGAAACCACCTCGTTATATGGTGGGTGATATAGTTTATAGTCACGGATTTATTTGTATTGTCTGTAGCATCTATCCGTTCAATATAGATTATTCTTACGACTTGAAAGTTATTGATGGGCAAAGCTTGGGCAAAATTTGTCAAAATGATATTATGCACGTTCATATTTGGGAAGAGTTTCTTAAAAAGAATGGATGGACATGTTATCGCTCTGAAGGAGAATGTTTTGGGCATAGGTGGTATAAACACCAAGAATATCCTTTCACTTTGCGATATAATAATTTCTTGGGAATTATCGGAGTATCTTTCAATGACGGAAAAGACGATACTGTTATGATAAAATGTGTAGATGAACTCCAACATATTCTTTTTGGCTTGCAATTAGATAGCAATTTAAAAATATAAGCGTATGTATTTTGAATATAGAATAGTCAAAATTGAGAAAGGTTTGTTTCTCATCGAATATAAGACCGCTCCTTATGGAGTTTGGCATGAAGTAAAAAACAAACAGTTCAAGACTAAGCCAAAGGAAGAAGCTTGGGCTAGAAAGAACTTAGTTTAATGAAGTAAAGCGTATGAATGGATTGTTATCAATGATTGGTATGCAAACTGAATTGGAATACCAAATGGGTGATGATTTTCCTTTTGGTTCTCCACCTATTAGATTTAATGTTCCGAAAGGCAACATTCCATCTGACAAACAGAAGTGCCAGCCAAAGGCATAGCATGAGTTCACCATCAAGGGTGTTAAGATTATGGCAGCTTCTAAGAAGGATGCCATAAAGAAGTACAAACATTTAAAAGGAAAGTAGTATGGTAATAAATTTTAATCCTAAGTATATACCAGGAGATATTGTGTATAACCACAAAAAAGAAATAATAAGAATTACAAGTTCTTATTTAAAAGGTACTAAATTATTCTATTATAGAGATGGAGAATGTGGTTGGATTAGAGAGGATGCTATAAAACCAATCCCTCTTACTCCAGAGATTCTGGATAAGAATGAATGGAAAAAGGATAAAGATGGTTATTTTAATGATTCTTATCATATAAGACTTTGTGAAAGTAGTACTAATTATGTTACTTATAAAGTAGTAAATAATTCTATTGTATGGTTAAGAGCTGTAGAAAATGTTTCTGATTTACAACATCTTCTTTTCGGTCTAGGACTTAACTCAGAAATGGAGGTGTAGTATGGCATTAGAAGTTGTAGTTTTAGATAAGGATGAATATAAGGCGCTTATTGATAATCAAGCTGACGAAGATGAATTAGAGTATTTGAAAGCTTGCCAATATGCTTTAGAAAGTTTTAATAAAGTCAGAGGCTTATGCCCTAAGTGTAAAAAATCCGTTATAATATATGGATGGGTATGTCCTTGTTGTGGGTATGATTCAAGTGGTGAAGGAGAATTATATAAATATGGTGATTAACGCCTTCGGGCATAAAAATATAATAAAATGCGTATAAGTGAATTTATTCAACAGCTTCAAGATGTTTACGATGAAGAGGGAGATATAAAGTGGAGAAATAGTTATGGCATGGGTAGCAGTAACAAAACAAGGAAGAGAATTTATCTCAATGTGTAAGCCAATAAGAGTGACGGATGAAGATAACTATTATGGTTGGAAAGATACATTTACTGAGATTTCTCTTTGTAGTGGTAGCATCAAGAAACTCATCGGAAGAGAATTGTCTTGGAGCGATGAACCAGTAGAACTTAAATAAGAATAGCTTATGTATAAACCGATTACAATGTATCAGATTGTTTGCGATAGATGCGGAGAAGTATTTGGCGGCACAGATACTTGCTCTGCACTATTCAGTAACAAAGAAGTTGATATTGGTGACTACTCTGATTGGGAAATGATAGATGGTAAGCATTATTGTCCCGATTGCTACGAGGTGGAGGGCATTGATGGAGTGTATAATGTTAAAGCAAAATAGATATGAAGATAGAAAGTATCAAATTCAAGGCTAAACGTCTTGACGGAAAAGGATGGGTTTGCGGATATTTCTACGAAGAGAATGGTAATACATACATCATTGAGAATCGTCAGAAAGAAAGCAAGTTAAACAGAAATCCCACTTATCAGGTTGACCCTTCTACCGTCTGCCAGTTCACAGGGTTGAAAGACAAGAATGGGGAAGAAGTGTGGGAGCACGATTTACTAAAATTTATAACAGAAAGAGAAGTTATCATTGGCAGTACAGGAATCTTTCTCAAGAGGGAGACACATCTTTTGTCTCTTAGGGAAACTATCATTAAAGATGATAAACTTGTTAGATGGAGTAACCATGGTTCAAAGTTCGACAGAAAGGAAGGTGAGAAATGATGAAGAAAAGAATATATAGGATACTCATTATAGTCATGTCCTGCATTATAATGGGATATTTTCTCGTTGGAACAATCCTTAATCCATCTGTTTATGAAGTGACAAGATGTTTTTTGTTTGGCTTGTTCTTGGGATATTATACATATTGTTTATATAGCATTTATGAAGGAGGTGAGAAATGAAGATTAGACTAGCAAAGAAGATAATGAAGCAAGCTCGTCATCTAAGTACGGCAAGTGATTATTGGTACAGAAGATTAAGAGATTTTGAGTACAAAATATGCTATGGTTTTGTTGGTAAAAAAGACCACCGTATCACCAAGGCGATAAGTTTAACTAAAAAGAAATAATGGAGGAAAAGTAATATGGAAGCAGGACAATTATTAGTGCTATTGTTGTCGTTTTGCGCTTTAGCATTACATATCAAGAATCGTAGAAGAAAGGGTTAGTTATGAACAAAACAGATTTACATTCATCATTACTCTTCCTGATGTTGAGACTGGAAGAGGCAAAGAGCAACCCGATGTCAGACAAGAACTTTGTTGAAGCATTGACGGAAGTGCTCAGATATTTCCGTGATAACGGAGAGTTGAAGAAAGCCTATGAAAGCCAAAAGGATTCATTGGAAGACTTGGCTAAAAGTCCTTGGACGAAAGCACTAAAGGACTATGTTTCCTCCAAAAATCAGGAAGACGGAGTTGATGCAAAGTTTCCTGATATAGATGAACTTATTAAGGAACTAGCATCTGATGAGTTCGTCGAAAAGAAAATCAAGGATATTCTTGGAGATAATGATGTGGATAGCGGAAAGGAGGAATAGTGTATGACTGAATTGTTATTTAACATTTTTCTTTTTTCTTGTACGACTGCTATAGGGTTTATAATAGGATATTATTCACGAAAGTAAAATAGATTATGAAAATAGAAATTAAAAGAGTAACAGACTGGCAGCGTGTTGTGGATGCTGCTCGGTTCACACAAGGCAAGGAACCGCTGGGACATGAGCCTAGCGATGAGTTCAAGAAACAGATGATTCTCAGCGAGCATTCACCGCTCAGGGAATTGGAGTTCGATATTAAGATGTATGGCATACCATACTGGGTGAGCAACCATTTTGTTCGCCATGTTCATGCTCAGCCATTCGTCTCCACATCACGACCAGATATTACTGGCTCAAAGGTATCACGTCACGATATGCGTCAGGATGATTTGGTCAACTTGCAGTTATCCCTAAACGCTCAGGAAATTATCAATATCTCGAAGTTGAGACTCTGCAACAAGGCATCAAATGAGACAAGAGAGATGTGGTACTTTGTTATTGATGAATTGGCACGTATCGAACCTTTGCTTGCATCCGCTTGCGTTCCTCAATGTGTATATAGAGGTTTCTGCCCTGAGCCGAAATCATGCGGAAGAACTAAAAGCAACATATTTTCAGTCATAAGAAAATACTACAAAAATCTCGAAACATATTAAAGTAACCAATGAAATATCAAAAATTTAACGTCAATGAATTTGTCGGTGGGCACTTTGAGTACACCACTCCATGCCCATTCGGCATTCAAGGCAAGTACACCCATGAAATACTGATGGTAGGTAGCCTTGCTTGCCAGCGATGCGAGCACTTCCGAGGTATCAACAAAGAAGATGGTATCGTATCTTGTGGAATCGAATAGTTTTAAGAGTGCAGCCTATCTGCATTCTTCTTAATAATTAATCAAATTTTATATATGAATACAAAGAAAATTTCAATCATTCAGCGTATCAAGGAAAAGTTCCTTGGTAAGCAGTTCTTTATTGCAGTTATCGCTAACAAGGGAACCAGTTCCTACTTCGTTAACTCTACCATCTACCGCTCAGAGAAGGAGGTGAAGGCTTACAAGAAGTACATCACCACAGACGAGCGTATGAAACAGAGCTTCGATTTCGTAGGCTATTATGGTTTCCGTTCTAAGTTCGACTTCCGCATTCCTCTTAGCGGAAAGCCAGTATCAGTTGAAGAGGCAAAGAAACTGGCAGAGAAGTAGTATGGGAAAGTTGATAGACCTTACTGGACAGCGTTTCGGCAGATTACTCGTCTGCCGAAAATCTGACAAAGAGAACCACCAGCATGGTGCGTTCTGGATATGCAAATGTGATTGTGGCAGGGGTTGTACGGTTCTAGGTTCTGCTCTTCGTGACGGACGAACCAAATCATGTGGCTGTTACCGCTCAGAGCGAGCATCTGCCATCATCACCAAGTATGGCAACCGCAATGGCAGACCCAAGCGGAAAGAGAAAGTTAACGGATAATATACATTTTATCACTTTTCATATTATATTTGCAACATGAAATTCAAGTATTTAATAGATAAAGTCAATTGTTTCAGGCACCGCAACGTTTATGTGGTACTGGACGGAAGAGCCAACTCGGTCACGCTCTCCAAGGGCATCTATGACCACATCATGCAGAAGGAGCGAACAGACAATTCCATCTTCGTGTTCAGGTTATCTGACCGAGGTACATACGGATTCTGCATGCGTGAGGACTGGGAAGAACTTCGCAAAGCCAACACCGCCTTCTCTCAGCTTCAATTCAATCAGAAGTATAAGAAGGTAGGTTTCCGAAGTGACTACCCTTCCATCACCGCCATCCTTGATGAGTACAACCTTCCTCTCAACAGAATGGTTCGCCTTACTTGCATCCCACGCAAGTCACAAAAAGGAGAACCCTATTACGAAATCATGCGACCGAACCCAAATTTAATCACATGGCAACAAGACAAGAAGTAATACTCAAAGGGCTTACCCACTCTCCATCCGACTACGATTGTCAGGATGGGGAGTTGGCAACCTGCCTCAACCTCATCAACGAGGATGGGGCACTCCACCCTATCCACCAGCCAGTAGTAGCAGAACCGAACATCACGCTTGATGCAGGAGATACCATCGAACTGGTGCATAAGGTAACACACGATGAAGCGATTCACTCCCACTACATCATCCGTAAATCAGATGATACTTGGTACTGGATGGAGAAAGGTGGAGACGGAACCAAGAGCACCATCGACTTAAACGGAGTCCACGTCAATGCAGTTACAGCCGTAGGTAATATAGTTAATTTTGTTGGAGAAATATCTATCAAATACTTATATTGGATTGACGATAATTATCAGCTATTTGATAGAGATAACTTTAACTATGGAATCAAAATCGGTTTTAAAGAATTTGATTATCACGGTGGTTCAGCAGAAATCTCGCTAGGTGATGAATTTTGGGACTATGTTACTTATGAAAGCAGTTCTTCTGGTAGAAAGATAACTGGAATGAATGTAAACCAAGTCTCAAAAGTTTTCAACATGTTTGACGCTGTAATTAATAAGACTTTGTCCGACAAAGGAAAACAATGGCAAAAATATTTTGTGTTTGGAGTAGCAGCCATCAGATTATACGATGGAACTTACTACAGCATTTCCAATATTTTTAAACTTGACTGGAATAGTTCAACTTTAGCTTCTGTTAGTGTTGACCCTTATAACAAGAGATTTTGGTCGATTGGACCAGTAATAGCAACTTATACTATTAGCGCAAACATAGATAATCTTGATAAAATATCAAATCTTATACAAGGCATTGATATTTTTTTAAGCAAAGCCGAATCATTCGTTAATTTAGAATCAGCAGCAGCCAAATACGTTGTACCAGAATTAAATGATAGAGACCAAGGTGATATGTTTTTCACAATGATGTCAGGAAAGGAAGCTGCCAATGCTATAGATTCCCTATCATTCTATCATTCACTATTTATCAGTAAAGACGAAATTGGCAAAGAACTTCAACTCAAAAGAGTTGAGGGAACGGAAGAGTCTTTATCTTTGGCTAACCTATACCGCTCTGATTTAGGAGGTAAATGTGCGATTACATACAATAATAGACTTCATGTGGGGAATGTAAAAGAAGGATATAATGTTGATTTGATAAGTAATATCACTCCAGCATTATCAAACTTGCCAAACGATGCACAATTAAATACAGAAGGAATAGTTAGAGTGAAAGCATCAAACAAAGAATTTTGGTGCAAGGTTGATGATTTAGGTGCAAGACTATATTACTTTGTATGTGTACCAATCTTAAATGTATCTGAAATCACATTCTATAAAAAGACTGGAACTTCTGTGTTTGAGAAATCTACGGTTAACTTGCATTCTTCCGAAACTACAGCATTCTCTTTTTACGTAGCTGGAGAAGGAAAGGAAAACGTACCGCAATTTGCTTTGCCATGGGAGAAATCATCTGAAGAGGAATGGAATAATATTGTCAGCAAATACGAAAACTATAAAACAAATACAAATGCACTTCCATATTCTTCTGTTGTAAAAGTAAGCGAAGCTGAGAATCCTCTAATCTTCCCTGCAAAGAATAGTGTTCAGGTTGGTTCTTCTATCATAAATGCACTTGCCGCTAACACTAGACCAATAAGCGAAGGTCAGTTTGGTGATGCACCTCTATACACTTTTACCGATGAAGGTGTATGGGTATTGATGCTTGGAGAAGAAGGAACCTATATTGCCCGACAGCCAGCCAATAGAGATATTTGCTCCAACCCGAAGGGCATCTTGCAGATTGACGATGCCGTTCTGTTCCCGACAGAGCGAGGAATCATGATGCAGCAAGGAAGAGAATCTGTTTGTCTTACCGATGTACTGGATGATTATCCTTTCGATTTTCTATCCATTTATTCACATTCAACAAAAGATAAGACCTATCCGAACAAACTCCTTGCACTAGGTAATATCCCTGAGTCTGATGTGAAGTATGTCCGTTTCCGTAAGTATCTCGAAGAAGCAGATATGATTTACGACTATTACGATAGCCGAATCATCGTCTTCAACCCGAACTACACTTATGCTTACGTTTACTCATTAAAAAGTAAGATGTGGGGAACCATTCACAATGTCTTCAACAAGCGAGTAAATATATATCCTGAGTCATACGCTACAGACAAAGCAGGAAACATACTCGATGTGTACGTGAAAGAGCCAACAGAGAATATTCCATTCTTCCTTTGCAGCCGCCCTTTAACACTTGGTCAAGATGTCTATAAGACTATGTTCGATTGCATCACAAGAGGATATTTCAGCAGCATTCAGGCAGGAAAGTGTGGAACGGTTCTATTCGGAAGTAATGATTTGACTAATTGGTATTACGTTGGTTCTTCTGCAAATATGTATCTCAGAAACCTTGTAGGTTCTCCATACAAATATTTCAGGATTGCGCTAATTGGCAAACTTGCCCCAAACGAATCTATCAGCGCACTTTCTACAGAGTTCCAACCAAGATTACAAAATAAACTCAGATAATTATGGAAGAATATACATTATTAGATTTCGATTCACAGCGTGCACGAAATGGAGCATCCGTAGGTTATATGGATGCTAACAACAAAGTGCATATAGCTACAGAAATAACGTTCTATGAAAGAAGAATGTCAGACTACTTCGGCTACATCATGTTAGACGGAAAGCAATATGAATTTTTAGTAAATGGCTATTTTTATGTAAATGGAAATAAGCAGTTGCTAAAGATAGTAGAGTCCTCAATCACAAAGACAACTGGAACGAAACTCGTCAGAGAGACTTCTTCCGATGGAACATCAAATGCTCGCCCATTCACTAGATACGGAATAGCTACCGCATCAGAGGCAGGTGGAACAGAGGAAAGCGGCAAAGAAGAGGAAATCTTCTCCATCGCTACCCTACAGCCTAGAGAAGAAGTAGCCGCAAGTTGCTTGCAGTCTATGCTACAGAAGTATGAAAATCCGCTCAATATAGACAACACCAAGATTAAGCAACTTGTAAGCAAGTCATTCTTGTTTGCTCAGGAGTTCATCAATCAGGCTGTTCTGTATCGTGAGAAGGAGACAACATCGGCAACCGTTGAAAACAACAAGTACGCATCAGTTGATTCTGATTCTCTCAGTAGCGACACCGATAAACTGCTCTACAACATAGCTACAGCTATCAACAACTTTATCGCTCAGGATAAGAATCAGTATGCCGACCAACAGAAGAATGGTTTGAAAATGGCTGCTACAGACATCAACGTCAATAGCTTACCTGACAACATCAGCGTTAAGGTCAATGGTTCCGTTACAACCAAGCAGGAATCCACATCTAGTGGAACATAAACTTAGATAATATAACTTTTGTCATTCAATACAATAAAGGGTAGCAGTCCGTGAAGGATAGCTACCCTTGCTTTATCTAGTCTTAAACGACTAACCTAAAATGGATGCAAAGCGATTCTTGCTCTAACAGCCGAGCGGTTGCTGGCATCCTTAATCTTCTGTTTCTTATCCTCAGCGAGTGCCCAGAACCTATCAGCACCATCAGGATATACAATCATCAACCATTCATAAAGGCATTGGTTCACGATGTAGTCATGCAAGTAGACGGTCATGGTATGTACACTTGTCTTAGAAAAACCTTGCGGCATCCGCATAGCCAAGTAATAGGCATCCTCATCATTTGTCGTGGAACCTATACACTCTTCCCATTCGTTGGAATCAAAGCCGCCACCGAGCATTTCCACCTTAGTGAATCGGAAAAGCATTTCTCGGCAATCCTCTACTGCTGAGTCTAGAATCCTTGCTAACTTATCTCTGTTTCCTTCCTCTGATACATCAAACACATTCTTTAATTGTTTGGCATCTATACCTTTCTGCTTGGAATAAGAGTCAGCAAAAGAAAAAGCAGTATTCTTGATGTCATATACCAACTCATTCTTTTCCAACTCTATCATCACTTTATACCCTTTATTACAATACCTCATATCCTATCCTCCTATCTTGTTGGTCTTTTACGTGTATAAATGATTGCGTCAATCTTTAGCAGCAAAACGTTTGCCTTGGAGAGATAATCTTCCACCTTATCCTTATAGACTACTGAGCACCATTCTGCTACTATTTTGTTGACTACATAACTAAAAACCGTTGATTCTAAGGTATTAAATAAACTCTCATTAAAAAGGCTGCTCACTCTCAGACCAAAGACCTCGTTGCTGTCTGAGTCACACTTCTGCCATCCAAGAATACTCTCCAAGGCTACGGAAACATCATCAATGGAATCTTCCCAAAAGCCTTCCAGCATTTCTCTATCAGCTTTTGTCACAAACACTTGGTCATACAGACTTTTTCCGTTTTTATCCAAGTTCTTTCCTCCTATGTAGGCAGTAGTCTTTGCCACCTCCTCATAGATGTCACTTTTCGTGATTGTCAATGTGAAATTTGCCATTCTTTATCTTTTTATAGAGTTTATAACCTAATACGATTAGCAGCATGCAGAGTGCTCCAAAAGACCATACTGCATACTTCAACTGAAACTGCTCCCACTTGGAGAGTTGTTTTTCTACTGGGTAGGGAACTGGGATGGAGTCTCTTTTCAGGAAGGAATCCACCTTCACCTTATACACATTTTTATAAATGCTCTTCTCATGCCATCGGTCAAGAAAGCAAGTATCTCCCTTCTGTCTGAGGAAGATTGAATCACGCACAAAAACGCTGTCAGAAGTATGCAGCGTATCGTGTTTTACTACGTCCCGACATATAACTTTTTCCATCGGGACGTATTTTGTCTTGCATCCCGACAGAAAAAAAGCTACCAGCAAGATGCCAATCACGTAGAGTGCTACTTGCCAAAAATCAGTATCGTACCATTTTACTTTCATAGGCTAAACATTAAAGACCTTTTTTGCTCTTGTAAGGAACTTTCGTCTTGATTCCAAGCCGTTGGTTCCACCATTGATTGTCTTGGTAATAGCCACGAAACTATCACTATCAGCCAGCTTGTTCAGGTCATGTTTCCACCACCACCACATAGCACTCTTCGTTGCTCCTAGCGGAAGCTCCAGCAACTGAGGGTTCTCCATGATGTCACCAGTACAATATTTGCTGTTCTGATAAGCCTGATAGTTGGCTCTGCCAGTAATCTGAATCAAGCCCCTGCCACGATACTTGTAGCCGTCACCATCCTTCAAGTTGCCGAGAATATTCTTCAACTTGCCAACGTCATACTTGCGGAAGTAGTTTCTGTTACCGAGTTCCTTTGTATGTCGCAGTTCACCACTCTCATGTGCAATCTGAGCCAAGAAATGAGCCATACGCTTAGGAGTATCAATATGGAACACCTCAGCATAGCCATTGATATAAGGTAGGAACGCATCCACCTTATCCTTGGCATTCGGCATAATCGCTAAAATCTGTTCTCTTGTTACCTTCATATTACTTGCCCTCCTTCACTTGTTTCAGCATACTTGCGAGTTCATCCTTCACCTTGCTCTCAAAGTTGCCTAGTTTTGTCTTGAAATAAACGTTTACCCCGAATATTGCTCCAGAGTAAACCAATGTCTGACTGACATACCACAGCACACCATCAGACACCACATAATTGTTGAGAAAGAATGATAAGAAGGTGAGTACAACACCACTCACTAGCATTCCTATAGATGCACCATATTGCAATCCTTCACGTACATTTGGAGTCATATCTTATATTTATATATTATTAATAATATGCAAAGATAAGAAATGATTCCCAATTAGTTACTTTATCCGTTTATTGTGTGCCATATTTTGCTGGTAGGATGCAAGCAGTCAGGGTCTTGCAGATACTCGATAGCCATCAAAACCACCATTTCCTTCAACTCATCAGCATCTTTGCTATATCGCTCCAGCATCACATGATGGTCACTTCTCATCAGATTCATAGTTACCGCCAAGTCATAGATGGTATAGTCAGAAATATCATCCTGATGCTTGTCAAAGGCTTCTCTTATCTCATCATCCGAGAAGAAAGGAGCCGTATGCTTGGTTCCGTCCGCATCCTCATACCACATCTTTCTGATAGCATCATCGGCAAAGTGCTTGTCAAAATGCTCATCACTCAACACACCATACACCATCGCACAAAGATGATGTTCCTCCACATCGCTCAACTTGCATGAGAGATACTTGCCGACTGCCTTAGCTATAGCCAACATCTGTTCAGGAGCCATTTCCTGCTGATACTTTTCTACAAACTCTACGAAATTCATACTTATATAATTTAAAAGTTTATGATGCTGCAAAGATAGGCAAATCTTAAACGCAGCACCATAAACTCGTAGATATTTCTGTAGCTATCTGAATATCAGACAAGTACAGTTACGACAAAAACACCTCCTTTCTTTATTCATCCTTAAATTTGGTTCTCTTCTCTCCACCCCTCGTCCAGATGTCGTTTTTCTTGCGTTTCGCCACCTTTCCGATAACGTCATTCTCGTAAAGTTCGGGCTTATCCTCCCTACCTTGGGTCTCTGAAGCAACACCACCATTCGGATTGCCACCTTGGCTGGCATCAGGTTTCCCATTGCCATACCATTCCTTGTCACTTGGTTTGTCTGCAATCATAACTATAAACTATTAACTATAAACTATAAACTAAGCAGCAAGCGGTGGGTTCTGTCCGTCAGGACTCACCCCCTGACCGCTCATCATCTGCTGCAACATCGCCTGAGCCTTAGGATTGCTCTGTGATGCCTGAGCCACTTGCGCTTGCAACTGAGAAGAGAATCCTTGTGGAGTCTCACCATTCTGAATGGCTTGCTGGTTGGATGCAACCGATTGCAACAACTCCTCTCCAAATGGGAAATCTCCTACTTGCAGCAACTGCTCCAGCGTGATAGCCTGATTCTGCCACAAGGTCATAAGGAACTCATTCGCCATCTGTCTGTATACAGGTGTAGCCGTACTTTCCGTGATGTTTATATCAAACTCAACGTCTCGTATCTTCTTAGGGTCATAGTGTACAATCTGCCCTGCCCTACCCACGATATTGAAGTTGCGAGCCACATCGTAGTACTGCTGCATATTCTTCACGCTCTTGTATGCTCCATCAATGATGAACTGGCTGAAAGTCTCCAAAATATCAAGCAGCGACATGGTAGCATTCTGTGTTTGCTGGGCATAGAGTGAACCGCTCGTACCTGACACTCCTGGTTTACCTTGCAGCGCACCATTCACTCCCGAAATATCCTCGAAGAACTTCAACTGATAGCTGAGCAAGTCACCGATTCCGATATTCGTAGAGTTGTTGGCTACTTGCTGAGGAACCTGACCATGATTGCTCGGCTTATATCTCACCACTCCGTTGAACCTACTCCACTCATCACAGAAATCATCCCAAGTCATATCGTCAGGCAGACAATCATCAGGACAGAGCAGCACACCTTTGGCACTCGCACGCATGATGAAGTCGTACATCGTGATAAGTCGGTTCACGTATCTCTGCTGGTCAATTACATCTTCCACGAAGCTGTGAATCTCGCCATCAATAAACGGATAGAACTTAAAGCAGTACGGATGCTCACCATGAGCATAAGGAGTCTCACCCTCTCTCAGAATATCACCAAAAGGAGAAAGATAGTAGAAATGCCAGTAATCATCCATAAACCACTCGGCATCAATCAGAGGAATATCCTCTTCCAGCATACCAGCAGCCATACCTCGCCTGATTCTGTCTTTGTTCTCAGCATCTACAATATCAGCCTTATCCTCAATATCAATCTTGAAATCATCGCCATTGTTGTAGTCGTGGCATCGGTATCTCTGTTTACTCTCCTTGCGCCAAACCTCAATCACTCGGCAGAGCGAAGGGTTGGCAGGATTCATAAAGTCGATGGTCTTAGGGTCGAACTCACCAAATCGCTGAGTGCAGTCTGCAATCACGAAATCACGGTTAGCCGCCAACCGGTATATCTCCTTCAACTTACGAGCTTCAGCAGGAGACTTGGCAAACTCTCTCAGCACGTTGCCGATGGTAATGTCATGTACCTCACCCAAGCAACTCACGTCCCAACCACGGAAATCCCTCATATTGTTGTCTATGAAGAAATTGTTCGGGTTCACGTAGTCCGTCCAGCAATCCAACCTACCTCTTCGCCATCCATACTTTTTCTTATAGATAGCAGCACCGCTTATCAGGAACTCTTCCATGGTTCGGGCATCCAGTTCCGTCTCTCGGTTCAGTTGTCGGTTACATTGCAGCACCACGCTCATGGTCTCACCATATCGTTTCTCATCCTTATCTCTGGCATTGCAGGTAGGTTCCTTGCTCTGGGAGCGATATACACCCAGCACATTCTTCACCAACCTACGGATAAGGTTGTTCTTCAATGGTTCGCTACCCTGCTCACGGATATAGTCTTCCTCCTTGATACGCTTTTTAAAGCCACACTTGCTTTTGAACTCAATGGTATCTCCCCACTGGTCTCCATAGCAGTATCGCTTGTTTCGTAATCTTCTCTTTCGGAAGTTATCCATATTGTTATAGTATCGTTGAGCCTCCAGCAAGATTGAGAAGGCACGCTCGTATGGCTTGTCAAATCGGTTCTTGGATGCCTTCACGCTATCCAGTTCTTCCTTGTCAAGCACCCTACTCAACGATAGCAGTTTGGTTTCTTCTTTCTTCTTTGCCATAATTTATGATGTTGTAGGTTCAACAATATGTGCCAACTTTCTAGCCACTCCAAGGAATCCGCTTGCAGTATCGGTATCGCCAAGGCTGATACAAGTGAGATAGCCAGCCATGTATAAGATGGAATCTTTCAGGACGGAAGGCAGACTGATTTTCTGTTCGGTAGTGATAGATGGAACCTGAACGTAGATGAATGCCAATGTAGCATCCTGCTTTTTACTAGTATATAGTTCGATACTCTTGCCGTTAGCCGTATGCACGATAGCCGCAATCGGTCGCTCAGGATTTCCCCTAACTCCATATTTGCAGTTCTGATACTTGTAGGCATCATCGCTCTCTGAAATGATTGTAGCAGGACGGTTCCAGTCTCCTGCCTTCACAGAAAGGATTCTCAACATATCGGTAGGCAAAACCATCTTACCCACGTAATAGCCGTTGCTATCATCCGTCCACGTTACATCATTCGTACACGAAGTACCTTCCACCATATATTCAGGAGAATCCGAAAGAATGATTCTTGCTGCATCTACGATTTTACTCTCAATAAGTTCTGCTTGCGAGAGTGTATCAGAATCGCTAGGAGCCAGCAAACCAGCAGACTCTTGGTTTCTATCCAAGAGCACCTTCACCTCTTTCACTAAATCAGATACAGCATATTCTACCATTACTCTAAACCTTCTAGTTCAACACCATTTTCTTTAGCAATCGCCAAGATGTCTTCCTTGGTCTTCATCTTGGAACGGCTCACACCATAGGTCTCAGCCAGATAGTCCTTGGCATCCTCAACGTCTGTCACTACGTGGGTCTTCTTCTCGTCAGCCACTTTCTTCTTTGCCTTGGCAGCAGCCTTCTTCTTGGCTTCCGCAGCTTCCTTCTTCTCGTCAATACTCTCCACCAAGAAGAACTTGTCGTTGAACCAATAATGAGACTCGATAGCCTTCTGTACCTTCGGGTCTCTTGTCATATAGACACTACTTCCCATGGTCTTACCATCAAAAACAATACGCATTCGCTCATCACCTACCATAACGCTGAATGCCAAATCAGTACCTGCTTGATATTTATTAAACATGATTATACCTTATTATATATATGTGTTACTAAAAAAGGGATGGGGCTAGTGCCCACACCCCTCACTATTTGATGAATAAATTGCAATTCTACTTGCTTTTAGGCAGCAGCCTTGGTTCCCTCTGTATCAGAAAGGCTATCTGTTGCAGGAACCTCAGCAAGGCGCATACGAGCGTGTGCCTTAGGGTACTTCAAGTACAGACAAGCTACCTCCTGAATAACTACTGCATCGGTGTTACGGATGCCAGCCTTCTTCAAGTCGAGCACGTTTCGAGTCCAAGACAAGTGTACTCGCTTAACCAAGAACTCAGGGTCAAGGGAAAAGCCGCAGTCGCTCATGCCGAAGATGTCAAACAACTCAGAGTGAATCATCAACACCTCACCGAAGTCAGTCTCCCAACTCTTGAACTTCAAGTTCCAAACCTCAACGGTGTCCTTCAAGCGGAACTTGTCAGAATCAATCTTACTGAATGCGCTCACGAAATCTGAACCAGCGATAATCACCTTGCGCTTGTTGCCGATACCAGTACCAACAAACAAGTCTTTTGAAATGTCAACCAACTCCAAATCAGTAATCACTCGTTCATTCTTGCCGTAGCCCTTCTTAATATCGTCAGCAGTAGCAACATGACCTACCTCAATATCCTTACCAGCCATCCACCAAATACCCTTGGTAAACCACTGGGAAGAGTTGTTCTTGGTAGTATGCTTGATACAAGCCATATCACCGAAGAGATAAGTACCTTCCATCGCAAGACGCATATCATAGATACTATCCTCCTCGATGTCAGAGAAATCCCAGTCTACTCGCTTATCTGCAATCTTATTAAAGGTACTCTCCTCTACCTGAATCATGAAGTTCTGGCAGTACTGAATCTCAGAATCAGGAAGGTTGTTGAAACGACCTGTCTGTACATCCAACTCACCGCAACTCTTAGCCATACGGATAAGTACCTGACCCTTCTTCAAAACAGGAATGCCGATAGCCTGCTTGCTGACCAACTCACCATTTACAGCATACACAATAGGATAACCCTCTGTATCTTTACCGCAAACGCAAAGTTCCAAATCAGGAGTAGGAGCATCTGTAATTGTTGAATAGGCAACACCCTTATAGTTGGTAATAGCCTTCACACCCACCACTCGGATGGTATCATCCAAAGTAAACATTTCAGGGTCTTCTACCTTCAATACCATAGATGTACCAGTACTCTTCGTGGTATCCTCCTTGACGGTTGTCTTGATAGGACGTGTACCGATACTCCAATACTCAACTACAAACGAACTAGCAGGCTTGGTTGTCGCATAGCGTGAAATCTGGTCAACTGGAGTAGCCATCGGACGAATCTTGGTAATCTTGTCGTTGATGTCGTTCTCATAGAACTCCGTACCATTCTCGTTAAAGTGCTCACGACCTTTTCCCTCAGTAGCGATACCATCATCCTGACGAGCCGCACCACCATTGCCAGCATCATTGGCAGCAGTAGCACCACCAGCTTCCGCAGCATGACCACTCTCGGTAGTACCGCCATCAGGCAGAGCCGCCTCAGCCATGATAACCTGACCATTCACTCCAAAAATAACTGCCATAACCATCAGGAAGACGGAAAGCAGCCGATTAAATGTACTTTTCTTCATTGTTATCCTAAATTAATTAAACATTATATATTATCTTTTCTCCTTGTCGAATTATCTAATGTGTGTTCTCTTCTCATTGCCACGCTCCCAGATGTTACCCCTACGTGCTGCCCTTCCTACTGCACCAAGGTCAGGCTGGTTATCCGTCTGCTTGTTCTCTGCATTGGCAGAATCAAGTTCGGCAGTACCATCACCCTTTTTTCTCAGTTCAAGGTTCTTGACGTGCTTGCTGTTCTTGCCACGAACTTCACCCTCATGGGCAGCATCAGCCACATCAGTATCATGGTTCTTTGCCTTGATGAAAGCAGTAATCATATCCTCGGTAAACTTGCCTGTCACCACATTGCGCATAGTCTGAAAGCACTGGTCGATGGCATCGTTCACAGCTTCCTCGCCATACTTCTCTTCCAACTTGTCGAACACCTCATAGCTGGAAGGCATGTTCTTGTCATACTCCTCCTGCAATTTCTTGCCGTTGGCAGCATTCTGCAAGAACTCCGACTGAGCCGATGCAATCTCATCCGCATTGTCAGGGTCTGAATAGTAATCAATGGCATCCTCGCCATGAGTACGAATCAACTCAGCGTAAGGACTCTTGCCAGCCTTCATCGCTTGAAGGAAGGTAGCCGCCTCAGGGTCACTACCCAGCCAATCGCCAATCGCCTTTTCATTATCCTTATAACCCTGCAAAGCCTTCTGGTCAGCATCATAATCATCGTTGATGGCTCCATACATAGCTTCATCATCCGCATACTCCGTATCAGGGTGGCGGGTCTTCAAACGCTCCAAAGCCAAGTCTCTCTTGGTCTTGGTATCTTGCTGTTTTGCAGCACCAGCATTCTGCTCAATATTTGTATTTTCGTCCATATATATATGTGTGTATATTTATAAATCAATGCCCAAAATTAATGCTTTTTTCCGATTTTCATCTTTTATCCGTTAATTTAGTCTAATCGGATGCGACTAATTCAATACTTTTTTGTATATTTGCAGGGTCAGATATGAAATATAAGGATTCACGATGCTATTTTATAGAGGAACGTGATGCTGATTTATTGAGGGCTTACAAAGAAATTATTAATGTAAGAGACAATATCAGACTCTCAGAGATTGAGGAAAAGCTAGCCCAATCTCCGAGCAGAAGATTTTGGGTTTCAGAAGACCGTGCTTATATAGTCATATTAGACTTACTGAAAGGAAAACCTCTTGATAACATGATTCCTACCCGAAAGGAAATGTATCAGGAGATTTTCAGACGATTCCAGATTCATAAGAGTAATAAGCCATATCTGAGTAATATGGATATTATCAAACGTGTATGTGCTGAAAAAGCACCCAGTTTCTATTTGACTCCTCAAAGCATACACGTAATTCTTAGCAGGGTGAGAAAGGAGGAGAAGCAAAGATGCTACGAGAGACGAAAGAGAAGATTGCGCTTTATGCTGGGTACATTATAATAATGTGTATCACTTTTCTTGGATATGATGGCATGGGTCTCTTTGACGATTGTTCTATTCAGAACCGACTAAGCTACCCTTTCTTTCATCAGAACATCTTTCATGCTGCCATCAACCTTTATGTTTTCCATCAATGCTACCGAGCCATCCCTTGTGGCATCGGTTACTTGGTGGCATTCTATCTCATAGCCATCAGCTATCCATTCACCTCTTCCCTACCAATCATCGGTCTCAGCGGCTTTATCTATGCTTACATGGGCTTTATCGCCCCTTACGTGGAGAATAAGATAAGATACAATCTCACCATTCTCCTATATATCTGTGTTGGAATCTTCTTCCCTTGCATGGCAGTTGGAGTCCACATCTATTGCTATGTACTTGGTCTGTTGTGGGGATATTTAAATGCACCGCTATGCCAAGACAAGTAACCGCCAAACTGACTGTTGCACTCGATAAACACGTATTGGGCATCCTGAAGGAGAACGAGAAACGCATCAAGGAAATCAACACACCATTCAATCCTATCAAGGGTGAAGGTTGTGGAGATAAGCGATTCCTGCTCTTCCTTCCTGATTTCCCGATTCAGAAACAGCAGCTTCCAGTTTCCATGAAGAAGATTCCGCTCGTCAAGATGCTCATCGAATTTGGTAGCTGCAAGGATGTAATCAATGAACTGCACAAGGATATAGACGAGCCGTACAACCTAGAGGAAGAAATGGAGCAACTGGTGGAGCAATTCACTCGCATCAGAATGAAACACGACCCTTTCTTCTTCTTTGCTGCATTCATCTATATAAAACCAAAAAGTAGTGGTGTTCCTTTCTTATTCAAACTAAGAAGACCACAAAGAAGATTGCTCAGATGGTTGGAAGAGCGCAGAAAGAAGAATCGCCCTATCCGTCTCATCCTGCTGAAAGCAAGACAATGGGGAGGTTCTACGGTTATCCAGATGTACTTCCTTTGGTTACAGCTCATGTGGCAGAAAGGTCTCAACTCGCTGATTATCGCTCAGGTGAAGGACACAGCAGAAACCATCCGAGGTATGTTCGATGAGGCATTGAAGATGTTCCCAGTAAAGTTCCTTCATGAAATGGGAGAAGCTTATTCAGAGAACGAGCCTAAGTTTGTAGGTTTCGGTTCATCAGGTAACGTGAAGAAGGTTCCTCAGCGATTTTGCAAAATCAAGGTGGGTTCCATGCAAAAACCTACATCTGTAAATGGTGAAGATTACACGCTCATTCATTGCTCAGAAGTTGGGTTGTGGGAAAAAACAGAAGGTAAGTCTCCAGAGGAAGTTGTTCAGAATGCAACAAATGGTGTACTCTACAGACCATACACCATGATAGTATATGAATCAACCGCCAATGGTACTGGAAACTTCTTCCATCAGGAGTGGCTGGCAGCAGAGAAAGGTGAATCTGTATTTGAGCCGTTCTTCGTCCCTTGGTTTGAGATTTACGACCTCTACCATCTTGACTTCGAGAACAAGAAACAGAAAGAGGAGTTCGCAAAATGGCTATACGAAAACAGAAACAACACCAACACGATGTCGAATCGTGAGGAGCCAGTAACTTATCTTTGGAAGTTGTGGCAGATGGGAGCACCTTTGGAAGCACTCAACTGGTATATCGTGGAGCGCAAGAAGTTCACAGACCACGGAGATATGGCTAGTGGATTCCCTTCTGACCCAGTAGAGGCCTTCAAACACTCAGGAGCCAAGGTATTTGCAGAAGAGAAGGTTGACCAGTTCAAGAAAGGTTGCCGAGCACCTAAGTTCATCGGTGATGTTTATGGCGATGGTTACAAGGGTAAGAAGTGCCTACAGAATGTACGGTTTTCAGAAGACAAGACTGGGCAGTTGTGGATATGGAGTAAGCCTGAATATTTTGACGATTGCAAGGTAACCAACCGCTATCTGGTTGTTGTGGATATTGGTGGTAGAGGTAGCAAGGCTGACTGGTCTGTTATCTGTGTCTTCGACCGATATTGGATGATGGAAGGCGGCAAACCATACGTGGTAGCCCAATGGTACGGACACATAGATATGGACTTGCTGGCATGGAAGGCAGCCCAGATAGCCAAGTACTACGACAATGCCCTGCTGGTGATTGAATCCAACACCTTGGAGACGAAAGACAAGGAGCACATCTTGGAAGGTGGTGACCAGTCTGAGTTCATCCTGAATCAAATCAAGGATGAGTACGATAATCTTTATGCTCGCAAGCAGAGCGAAGCAGACATCAAGGAAGGTCTTCCACGTAAGTACGGATTCCATACCAATGTGGCAACCAAGCCGATGGTTATCTCTGTATTGGTTCAGGTAGTCAGAGAACATCTATACGTTGAGCGAGACCAGCGATGCCTGAACGAGTTCCTTACCTACGAGCGTAAGAAGAACGGAGCATACGGAGCCATCGACGGAAAGCACGATGATTTGCTCATGACCAGAGCCATCGGACTCCACATCTGTTTCAATGAAATGGAAATGCCTAAGATGATACAGAATCAGGCAAGAGTAATGAGAAGAAAGGTTTCTGTTTCGGCAGCAACCATCATATAGTTTCAAACAATAATAATTACGATTATGAAAGTAACAAAGATTTTCAAGCGCATCAAGTGCGAAATCATGTACCGCCAAGCTACGGCTAAGGCAGACTACGCATCCAAGAAGAACCATGGTGAAATCTTCTACGTCCTTCCTACGCAGAAGGGCAACCTCATGATTTTGAACCGCCCTCTCTTCGAGGCATTCAAGAAGACCAAACTGGTAGACAACGACATGAAGGTCAGAGACCTCTTCAAGGATTGCGTCTACCATACCAACTGCAAGAGTGAGAAGGGAAAGCGCAGCCGCAAGCGCAAATTTCTCAGATGGAAGGGCTTAATCTAAAATTTTTCTGCCCTAAATAAACGGATAAAAGATAGGTGGAGAAAATTCTGCCTATCTTTGTCTATTATTAATAATGTATACGTATATGAATATTTATAAGATTGTTAAAGGCAACAGCTTCGACCTTTTCATCAAGCTACAGAAAGCCAACATCAGCAAGAATAAGCAGATGTTGGAAGATGTTGACGTGGCTGCCATCAGTAATCTAGAAGTACACCTTACTGATGCCTTTGGAGAGTGTGTAGCAAAAATGCCTTTTGTTCAGAGCGGAACAAATAATAGTGAAGTAGAACCGAGTGATATATGTGTCAAGTTCCCACCATTTCTAGAGGAAGGACTATATGGCATTACCATTCGTGGCAAGTACAATGGAAACGACATCTGTAGCATCGAGCACCACCTTTTCCGTATCGTGGAGCGAAATGGCAAGTCTCATATTCCTCTCGGCATCGTAGAGGGTGAAATGGGAGGTATGTACAATGCGAAGTACTGGATAGAACTGAACAATCAGAATGATGCTGATGTGGACGATACAAATATATATCTGGAAGCGTCACCTTCTGTTATTGCTTATGATGGAACAGAACACACCATTAAACTCTCATGGCAAATTAGGAAGAATGGCATTGATACTATTCCCGACAATATTAAGATTATTGACGGAAGTAATGTAATTGAACCTAAGACAACTGATACGTCAGCCAATGTTTCACGTTCACAAGTAGGTTCATACGATTTCCATATCATAGTCAAGCTGAACGGAAAAATATATAAAGCAACTGCTTTTGTTACAATAGGTGCAAAGACTATGTATGGTGCATCATCTTTATCAGATGCAAACGAACTAGACCTATCTGTACTTAACGGAAGTAATACTTCTTTGGTCAATCAGACAATAACGGTTACTACAACAGATGAAAACGATGTAGTTTGGTTTATTTCAGACACTCCATTACAATTCATTCAGGGAAATATCGAAGCTGATTTCCACGAAACGATTATTGGTGCATTATATTATTATAATTCAGACCCACTTATTGCTGGTGACAATACTTATACAATAAAAGCAAAATAAATATGGTAAAATTAGGTAGTACGCTAGAATCTTCAAGAAAAGACAAAAGGCTAGCAAATTCAGACAATATATATGACAAGAGACTAGACAAGATGCAGGAGGAAATCAACCAAGAGGTTTCTTCTCTATCTCCAGTTGACGAAGAAGACCTTACTAGGTCATTCGATGATAACGGACGTTCTGTAACCAAATTTGCCGACCGCTCCTATTCCCCTCAGAATTTCAGCGGCAAAGGCTACAAAATTCTACGCAAGAACATCAAGCCAGTCTCTCTTGCCACAACAAAAATAATAGTGTCATCTATCCCGACATCAGATGGATACATTGCTTTCATCATCAATGGTGTAGAAAGCCATGTAGATGTTGTTGCGTCAACAGATACGACAACAGAAAAAGTAGCTGCGAAAATTAATTTAAAGCTGACCGAAACAATGATAGAGTATGAAGTGAGTCAAAGCTCTTCAACTATTACTCTTACTCGCAATTTTGAAAGCAATGTCTCCACTCCATCATCTTATATTGCTGTTGGTACAGGAACATCATGTGTTGTCACCGATAGTACAAAGGTAGAACTCCGTAATATTATAACACAAGGTATGATTAATCAGCCTAATATTATCTATGAAATTAGGTATGATTTTGATTTAAATGGACAAGAAATTACTATTCCAGAAGGATGTACGCTTAAGTTTAATGGAGGAAATTTAACTAATGGTCTTATAATTTCCAATAAAACTAAAATTCAAAATGCACCTTATATTGATGGAACTGATAAGTTAAAAATAACAGGTAAAGTGTATGATATAAATAATAATGAAATAACTCATTATAAATGGGAAATTATTAATAGAAAATGTAAATTATATACAACTTTAATACCGTGGTGTGATTTCTTAAATGATGTAGAAAATGCTTATAGAATTGGTGTTACTGATTTTCATATTGTATTACATATTTCATCTAATAATAATACTAATTTTGAGGTTACAGACCCTTATTACTATTCAGATGAGCGTTTTGTGAATAAAATTTTGAAGTATAATTTAAGTACTCCTTGTCTTAAATTACACATAGATGAAGGAAAACCTTTTGGTTCAGCTCCTTATAATACTGTATCTTATATAGAAAATACAATAAATTATGTAAAAACATTAGTAAGTAAATATAGAGAATTAGGATTAAAATTTGATAAATTTTGGGTATCAAATGAACATATTAATGTAACCTGCAACGATGATAATAATTCAGCAGATTTATGGAGAAGTTATCTTATTGATTTAAAAACATGGTTACAAACAAACTATAATATAAGTTGTTGGGCATCTTTGCAGCAACCTATATTAACAATGGCTTCATATAACGATATTAATATATCTTCTAATTTTTATCCAAGGATTAGTAGCTTTGATGATAGATATTGTAGTAATGTAGATACATTGAATAATCTTGTATCTCAAATTAATACTTATATAGCATCTTGCCCTAATAATATTTCTTATGTAATATCAGAGTGCGGTTGTACCGGAAGATATAAATCATTAAGAGTACCTGAAGCTTATTCTCTTAAAGGTCAAAAGCATCTTTATATATTTGATAAATTTTATAGTGCCATAGTTGAAGCACTTAATCAATGTCAAATTGATGAGTGGGTAATATGGTATGGAGATGCACCTAGTGATTTAAAAGGTGCTCAAGATTTAGTTTATAACATTTTAAGGAAATTATTATGATAAAAAATATTAATTTATTCAGTAAGACAGATGCAAGAAATAAGTATGGTATTATAGCGCAAATTGCGGTACCTCTACCTATTTCCATAGAACTTACTTATTACGTGTATAAAAATAGTAGTAATCCTACTCTTATTAAAGAGGAATATTCTGTTGTGCCACATTTTAACGGATGGAATCTTAATTATCTTAATTATACACCTAAAAAAGAAGATTACTCTATACATTATCATACAGAAGATGATACAGAACCAAATATTTATTTATATTTTGGTAATGATATAACAGGTAAAAGTAATAATCAGTATTTTTATATATTATACAACTGTAAAAATAATATTATTAACAATACTTATAATGTTACATTGAAATATGCCGATAGTTATTCCGCCGATATAGCATTAGTTTATCCTATCGGAAAAGAGTTTTGGGCTTCACAATATTCTGTAGCGATACCTTTATCTATTATAAAGGACAATTTTATAGCGAACGAAAAACTAAATATTGTTAATTCTACTACTATTGAAACATTACTTAATAATAAGAGTAATTTAAATGGTATTTATTTGCGTGCTAATCAAGTAGTTTGTTTTAAGAAAGCTTTAAGAAATGACAATAATTTTCAAAATGTAAAATTTTATATTTTTAATGATAGTTACAGCATTGAACATGATTTGTTAGAAATAATAAAAAATGATATTACAGCTGTGAGTATTGTAGGATTAAACATTAAACCTAAAATAGAAGTCTATATATCAGGTGCAGATGTTTATATAAAATCTCTTGGTTATATAATGGTGTCTATTATAATGTCTCACGCAGATTATAATATTGTTAACGATATACCCGAAGGTATTACTCAAGTTAAGATACTTGATAGAGAAAAGGTAACAGTAGAAGAACTTTTGACTTATAGGTCACTTTTAAAATATACTTTTTTACCTTATTTGTGTGACAATAATCTACTATATAGAGAGCACAATTATATTAAAAGTGGAACTTTTGCAGATAAACCTACTAAAGCTCCTATAGGTTTTGCTTACTTTTGTACTGATAAACAAACAGGCGAAGGTGCAACTGATGGTATAACGATTTATTATAAAGGAAATGATATTTGGGTTGATGCTTTAGGTAGAGTGGTAAATTAATTGTATTACTCGTACATTATGGCAAGTTCTCAATAGAAGTGCCTATCCTGATTTGTTTGATGTTATGTCATTTGATACCAAGGCAAAAACTATATCAGTAAAGAGGATTGGAGCTACTATGATAGATTTATGAGAAAAAGAAATGCCATGTGCATTGATTATGCAAATTTCAAATTGCTTAGTACAAACTAGTACAAAAAGAACTCTAAGTCGCTGACTTTGTAAACGATAAAAAGCTAGGTAGGACAAAAGAATCTACCTAGCTTTTATTAAATTGCAGCAAGCTTGCACCAATCCACCCAGCAAATAGCAAGCCTCCTCACACATACTTATCAACAATACATCTTGAAGAACTTCTCGCACAAACTTCCCATCATATAGCATGGTTCCTCGCTCAGCATATCTATTCCATCCTGCTCACAGATATGCGCTACCACATGAAGAATCTCATGACCTATTGTATTGATGATGCTGCCATCAGATTCACACTCCCCAATGGCAAGCACACTTTTTCTTTCGGAAAGGTTGGAATAAGTAAGACCTCTGTCTGCACTCACCTTGGTTAGATGTTCGTAGGCTTCCGTTAAAGGATTTTCGTTGCAGCCAATATCCGAAAGAGCATGGCATATCTCATCGGCATCAGGTGGCTGATAACCTATGAAACATACTATGCTCCAATCGTACTTCGGAAGTTCTATTACTCTTCTTATCATAATACATCTTCCCAAGGAATAGGCACACCATTGTGGCAGCAGTCGGCATAAAATCTATTAAAGATGAAACCATCCTTCTGGTCGGCATCATCCACCATATCCTTGATAAACTGGGCTAGCTGCTCCTCATCCTTGATGGAAGACTTGTAGAAGTCTGCCCTCGCCATATTCGCCACATATACATGGTCGTAGCCTATCTTATTCTTCACCTCGATTCCCTGACCGAGCAGAAGGGAATCCACCTTCTCCTTATCCCAAAACGAGACACTTACATCACGCTTGGAGGAAGGGTCATACTTGTACATCAGGCTCACCGCCCACTCGCACATCTTCTTGCTGAAATGATAGCCATTGTATCTGAGATAAGAAACCATTCCCTCTGGTTTGAGGTCATACATATCCAATGGCATTCTGCATTTTCCCATATTGCTGAATATTAAAGGGAGTCTGGTCACGACATAAATGTCGCTACCAAAACTCCCAAGTTAAACACTAGCGACCGCCACCATTGTAGCCGCCACCACCTCTTTCACCATAGCGGTTCGGGTAGTTCCAATCATCGTTCACGTTGTTGAATCTACGTCTGTCCTCACGCTCTTCACGTTCCTCACGTTCTCTTCTCCAATCGTCACGATAATCAGGCATACGCTCCTGCTTCATCTTTTTCAGACAAGACATAGCCTTGCTGCCAAAACCAAGCATGGACTCGATGTTGTCATACAAATCATCGAACTTATCTTCTGTAATCTCAATCATTACCATAATCTTATGATTTTAAGTGAATAGATAGGAGATTACTTGCTCATGGTCTGCTGGAGCCATCCCATCATCTTGTCAATCTTGCCCTCAATGCCTGAAACCTTACCTTCCAGTTTATTGATTTTCTCGGTCTGTTCCTTCTCCTTGGCAATCTGGGGGTTGAGTTGCTGTAGCATTCCCTCACAAGATTCTACTACTCTCTTGTTGTAATCTACGCTCTCCAGTATCGCCTTGGATTGTCTCAGCATAGAATCCACCTCTGCACTCATAGCATCCTTGTTGTCGCTAACCACAAGGTTCTTGTCGTTGGCTATCTGTCCGTTTGCTGGCAGTTGCTTGAAATCCACTTCCTCATCACCCAGCTTCACCTTCACGTCCACTACGGTCTCCATAGGTTGAGGAGTAAAGCCGTTGTTAAAGGTAGGGTATTTCGTCTGAGGATTGCTTACTGAAACCACCTGACCGATTCGCAAGTTCGGGTTCTCGCCCTTGTCTAGGACATAGAATAAAGAATTAGTTCTTAAACCTTGAAACATAATATAATCTCCTATTATCTATTCTTGTTAAACAATACCCGACATTATCTGTAGGGTGTTAGTATCTCTCTCAAACCAGAACTGATAAACACCAGTTCCCTGCACGTCTGCAACCGTCAATGGTGCGCCATTATACTTGGTCACAGCCTGAGTACTTCCGTTGGTCTCGAAAAGGATAGGCAGCGTACCAGTCGTTCCAGTCGGAATAGCCTGCATCAGGTTTACGAAAATCGTACCTCTGTAGCTGGCATTCAGGAAGGCGTGGTTTTTGAACGAGAAAACAACATTGTTGGTGTTCACAACCACGCCCGTAGAAGCGATAGCTGCCGAACCATTACGATTCACCCTTGTATATGGTCTTAACCAAAACATAGCAGCCTCCTTTCTTTAACCCCAGAATCCGTTGTTAGCAGCATTCAAACCATACAAGCCAGCCTGATAAGCAACGCAGTTAGGAACCGCAGTAAATGGGCTGTAAGGAGTGGTCACGGTCTCAGGCAACTTACACTTGATACCAGCCACCTCGTTCTGCAAGCCAGCCAATACCTGATTGATAGGAGCCACAGCCTGACCCACAATCTGAGAGGTCATAGCAGAAGACTTGAAGGTGCTGTTCTCTTCACGAAGAGCATCAATCTTGTTCTGTAACTCTCTCATTTCAGCTTGCTTTTGTCCGTCAACGATGGTCTGAGTGCTATCCTTGATAGCGTTGTGCAAGTCACAAGTTTGTCTCTGAGTCTCGTAAGCTACATTGGCGAAGCCACGCTCCTGACCATTAGCTACATTGTTGATGGCATTCTGCAAGGTTCCAGTCTGCTGGCAGATAGCCAAGCGGTTCTCGCAGCAGCAGTTTGCAATTTGCTGAGCAATCTGCATATTACCCTGCTGCAAGGCATTGATAGTCTGCATACCGCTCATACCAACCTGATTACCTACACTCTGAACCTGAGAAGTCAAGGCAGAAATAGCACTCTGAATCTGACCTTCGGTGCAGTTCAACTGGGTAGCCAAATTGCTGAGTGCATTGCGGTTACCACCGATGGCATCCATCAGGAGACCACGACCATAGTCATTGTTAATCTCGTTTGCGAGACCACCACGACCATTATTGCCGAAACCTCCCCAGCCGTTACCTCCCCAGCCCATGAGGAAGAAAAGGAAGATTACCCACATGAACCATCCACCTTCGCCACCGAAACCATTGTTTCCCTTCATGGCAAGAAGGACATTTGGGTCAACACCCTGCTTCTGGAGCAGAGGCGCAAGAAGACCGAGCATCCCATTATTAGATGTTGAGCCTTCGTTTCCGAATACATACGTTTTACTTTCCATATTATCCTGAATCTTTTGTTAAACATTAATTGATTAATACTACGTAACGTTACGAGCACAAAGTTACGAATAATATGGATAGATATAGATAAACTCGCAAAATATTATATAAGTGCTTGATGAGCAAAGATTTATGATTACGTAAAAGGTCATAAATATACAGGAGGGGCGATTGGGTCTCTCCTATATATAATTAATGTGTAGCTATTACTAAATATGGATGCCGTACTTACGTGATAGCTTGTGGAAAAAAGCCTTCTTATTAGCGAAGTATCTGATGAGCGACTTATTCCACTTCTTTTCATGCCCGAACTGGTCGTGGATGCCTTCGGGTATCTTGCCATCGTGAACATACTTTTCAAAGGATGAGATAGACTTGCCCATTTCGTGAGCACACCATCCCTTGTTGGCTTGCGTATCATTCATCATGGCAGTAAGAAGTGCCACAAGTTCCATATCTCCTTCCGACAGACCGCAAGGGATAGGCTTGCCCTCAGCTTGGGCAACTGCTGATTCATGTGCCTTATCTGCGAGAGCACGAAGTCCAACTTCGATGATGCTGTAATTTACTAATTGCGACATAAGCATATATAATTAAAATGAGTGTAATCAGGAACATATCACAATAGTACATCTGCTTCGTGATAACGATGGAACCATACATAATGTGTATTACGTTGACTCCTGCTGCATATAAGAGCGGTATTCTCCACTCCACGCACAATCTGTGCAATACCTGACCCTTCCAAAGGGAAATCGGGTAAAGAATGTAAGTGATGAAGTAGAAGAACCAGATAGGTTCCTCGTTCTCTTCATACCACAGCGTTATCTCCATCTTGTTGTCGTAGAACTGAGATACACTATACCATCTGAAAAGCATGACCAATATAGGCGCATACTTGAAATAAAGCAAGTACGTCATAATCTTGCTGCGTTCAGGGAGTAACTTAGTTATCTCTCTAAACAAATTCCTGACCCGTTGGTCTTCGTCTTCTTCTTTTCTCATAAGCCATTGTTTTCTAAAAGTTTATATGATTGAGGTTCTTTTACTTATTTAATAAAAAAATCTTAGAGGTGGCAAATATAATAATAAATTAGGAAATAGCTACATTTATACACAACTTTAAAAGTTAAACTTTGTAAATACTTACAGATTGATAGATTCACACAAGAAAAAGGGGTAAAAAGTTTCAGATTGAAAGCAATTATCCCCCGAAAGCATAGCACTTTCAGGGGATAGTCATATATGTATTACTTCTCAATCTTCGCCTTCTGATTAGCCACAAGTGTTAAACTAGTGTTAAACTTATTACGATGTTTGGCACTTTGAGATTTTATGAGTACTTTTGCTTCGTTCAAAATTAAAAGCATTTTCTACCACAAAGTAAAATGTAATTTGTATTGAAGCGCTGATGATGGCAGACGTTCAAACTGCTGTCTAGGCATAGGATATTAGGGACAGACTCCTTTCCGTGTGCTGTAATGGTGCATGGGCGCATATTGTGGTAGAGTGCGTTGAACAAAAGGTAAGTCTGTCCCTTTATAGTTTCTACCACAAATATGGAACAGAACAAGAATTTACCACTTTTTATGAAGATGGTTCAGTCAACATTTGGAGACGTTGACGAAGTTTGTGACGAGATTAACGAGGCAGCCATAGAGTTAGCCGTTACTCCCCTGCAAAGTTGGACAGACTACCCTGCGGTTCAGAGAGCCATCGGGGTAATGCTGGAGTTAAGAAGAGCCTTCGAGGTTCTGAAACCGAATGTTGAAGTTACCTTCCCCGAAGGTTGGGGAAAGGATGAAGACAAGTAAGGAAAAAGGGAGTAGGCTTTGCGCTTACTCCCCTTTTTGTTTATCTTACCTTGGATTGCAGTTCACTGAACTTTTCTCGCTCGGCACGAATCTGTTTCAGGATTGTCTGCTTGGTATCATATCCGTCAGCAGAAACTAGTTTTTCCTTCAACTCATTTATCTTCTTACCATAGTTGGTGTACTCGGATTCCAACTCTTTGTATGCCTTGAAGTTTGGATGCTTACTCATAAAGATGTACTTCATTGCATCTGTCTGCTCGTTATACTCGTCATTCAGGGCAGCATATCGCTTGTTGAGCACCTTATTGTAGGTACTGATAGCGTTATCTTCTGCCACATCAATCGACATCTTTACTGCATCGTAAGCCTCTTCGCTAGGTTCCTTGCCCTTCTTCTCTTGATTCAGACCTTCCTTAGCTATTTGCTCGTCAGCAGCAGCATTGGCATCCTTGGTACGTTTCTTTTCCATCATACCCTTCAATGCAGGGTCTGTAGTAGTATCAAAGATAGCATCAAACTTCCTCTGGTCGTAAACATCCATCTTATCCATCTTATCCTGAATCTTCTTCTCGAAAGACTTTTTGTACTTTTCAACATAGCCATCAAAAGTTTCCTTCGGCATGGCAATCTGAGACAGAAGGTTGTCACGATTAATCTGTCTCTCGGCATATCTCTGCTCCAGTACCGACAATGGAACCTTGGTTCTATCCTCATTATCAAGACCGAGTTCATCCATATAGAGACCTCTTATACTCTCCTCAGGGGCACTTATAGACTTCAATACGGCAAGTTTAATCTCCAATGGTATATTACCGCTATCCTTATCAAACTCATCGTAAGCCTGATAGAGTGCTCCTATGGTCTCAGGATTGAATCCTACGAGCATCTGAATGCCAAGCATACCGAATTTGTTGCCAGCAGACCACCATTTCTGATTACCTATCATAGAATAGATATTCGACAAGTCAGATGTAGCTGGGTTGATATATAAATTCTGATACTTGAAAACATCAGTATCAAAACCTATCTTGCCATCTTCTATGTTCAATCCTGCATTCAGGACATTTGAAGCAAACGGAATCACATAATCATCAAATGTTGTGGTAGCAAATCCTTTTAAGCACGCTTCCTCAATCATCTTCTTTTTCTTGTCATCATCATCACCATTCAGGAGATATAGCAGCACCTTGTATGCAGCCCAAGAAATCGGAACGATAGTCATGTAATTCAGGAGCGTACCTATATTATACCAAAATGTTCTTGTATATGCTCTTTTTGCGATAGCATTAGCAACATTTTCATCAAGACCATCCTCATCCATAATCTGTCTTGTCATTGAACCAATCATGGCATTTTTATGTTCACCCCAGAATCTATACGTCTTGGCTATACCTCTAATTGCTTCAATCTTCTTTCTACCATAAGCATAGTTAGCATTTTTATAGAGCGACAAAGCAGCAGATACGTATGTTCTATCAACCTGCATTGGAGATAAGAAAGCACCCTCAGAAGATTGCTGAGTCTTATTGTATGAAAGCGATGCCTTTTGTATAGCCTTCTCCTCTGCCTTATCTTTTGAATAGCCCAACTTGGTCAGTTTATTCAATTCAGTCTCATAAACGGAACGAGCACCAACCGCACAAGTTACAGAGTCAACAAGTATATTAGGAGACATGCCAACCTTTGCAATAGTCTTTGTCCAGTCATGGTATTTCTCTAACTCATCCAAGAATTGTCTTACCTTTACATCACCAGCAGTCAACTGCTCTACACGCTTACGGAACAATGGAAGGTTATCATAAGCCCAATGCCATGAGCCGTATGGATTAACACCATACCACAAGAATCTAGCTGGGTCACATTCAGTAAGGAACGTGGTTGCAGACTGAGTTTGTTTAAAGGCAGTCCACAAACGACCTGAAATCTTTGCGGTAGCAATACCACCGACAACAGCAGCAATCTTGCTATCCATCATACCATTGTCAACCTTTGGCTTGTATGTTCCAGCAGCAATCTGAGCCACTTTCTTAAACTCCTCCCATAAGGTTTTACCACTTCCGTAGGCAGCAGAAGACATGTTCATTACCTGATTTCTGAAATGAGTAGAAGAGAGTAAGGTGTTGACATCTTGTATAAATGGCAAGTAAGCAGACCACTCTTCCATTTCATCCAGATGGTTGAAGGCAACCGCAAAAGCATCGGCATTCTCTATATCAAGAGGAATTACGTTCACCCTTCGTGTAATAATAGCACCAGTAGAAGTACCAGCCAATCGACTTATTGCATCAGTATCTTGATTCAAATCTTCCCTGATATTTCTTGCTCGGCTATTGATGGCAAGAGGGAAATAATTCTCCACCTCCTTCATAGGAGCACCGAAGTACTTGGTATGGGTAGCTTGGTATCTTCTCTGACATTCAGGAAGATATTCATCCTGCAACCACTCACCCATAGCCTTCACTCTTGGGTCAAGATTTTCCTCGATTTCAGCCACTTTTTCCTCTGTGATACCCATAGCACGGAGTTTCATTTCTCCATCAGTCTCCTTATTGACCAGATAGATATAGAGCATCTGACCTTGTTTCAGATGGATGGTTCGCTTACCAGTCTCCTTGTTGGAGTAGTCAGTAACCTCAACGTCCATTTCCTTCATACCCTTGCCATCAATACCTACCAGTTTTGTGAAGTTCTTCTTGCCGAACAGCTCCTTGGTCTTCTCATCAAGGGCATTGCGGTTCATTTCATTATACAACTGCTGTTCGTCTGCTGCATCCTGCCATTCAGACATAAAGTAGTTGTAGAGATAGCCTTCACCATTTGCATGATGTCTGCCAAAGAACTTCAAGAACTGCTCAAATGTGTATGTTGAAGACATGACGAAACGGAGAATAGGATTATTCACAAACTTCTTCTTGGCAGTTGTGGTATCATAATAGGCAGAATCCGCACCTTCCAAATCCAAGTTGGCACGATGCAGAATTTCGTTCTTGTGCTCGGCAATCTCCTCTCGGAACTCCTTTGCCCTACCCTTACTCTCCTTCACCATTCTCTGAATGTTATTCAGGAGGTTCTCGTACATGGTGATGCGGTCAAACTTATTCTCAAAGAGTTTCTTTTCCAAGGACTTCAACAAATCCTTGTCTTCCTTGGTAGCATCCTTCTTATTCTTCAACTCGCCAATCTGTCTCTTCAACTCGGCAATATCGGCATCATTGCCGCCAATCTGCTGCTTATACATGATGGCAGCCTGAATGCCAGCCAGTCTGTAGTCATTCATTTCCACATTGTCTTCATTCTTGGCAGAATCTTCCTCAATGTTTGCTATATAGGTATTCAGAGAACTATCATCCATATTGATAGCTTTCTTATACTCGCTCATGAAAGCCTGCCCCTTGGCATCAAGAGAACCTATCTTGATTACACCGCTCTGGTCTGCCCTTGCACCCTTGGTATTGATAAGGTTGTCGTAAGCAGTAGAGAGACGGTTGAGATAGTTTTCAGCAAGGATTCCCATAGCCTTGTCGAGATACTTCTTTACGTCATTGGCTCCAGTGGCATTCTTTGCAGCAGAGAGAAGGTTGCCTACCTTACCCCTGCTCAATCCATCACCCCATCCGATGTTGAGCATCTTTCTTACAAGGTCAGATACCGCCTTAACCGTTCTCTGGTCATAGTTCTTCTGATTCAGAACCGCTCTTCTGATATTGCGAAGCTGCTTGTTCATATCCTCCAAGTCAACTGACAAATCAAAGTCCTTTGGCTTTGGAGCAGACTTCCAGAGTTTCTTCTTCTTATTGTACTCCTCCAAGTCTTCTGCATAACCGATTTCTGTTGAATAGTTTTCACGATGAGGACGAACTGGTGGATAGGCATCAGGAGAAAGACCATTATCAGCCTTCCACTTGTCGAGTGCATCTTGGAATCCAGTCTGCTTAGGAGCAGTCTTCCACAAGTTCTGATTGCGAGTCCACTCTACCATTCTGTTGGCGTAATCAAAGATATTCTCGCCTTCCTTCATGATAGGTTTCTCCATAGGAACAGCACCCTTTTCTAAATGGTTTTTCTCCATCCACTCTTCCATCTGCTTGTCGTAATGTGTGGAGCCACGGAGAGAGAACTTGGTATTACCATCCTCAGGAGTAGTTGGGCGCAAGGTGTTCTGTAAAAGAGGAGCAATCACATGTTCCGTCAACTGGGTAGGGATTCCGTTGCCGATGATGGTATGGCTCAGATTCTCGGAGAATGGCATCTTGTAATCATCGCTCACTCCTGATACTCTTGCGAGCACTCTACCCATGGCACGATATACCTTGCCATCAGGCATCACAATCACATCACCACTCTTAGTTCTGAGTGTTGGTAAAAGTTCATCAGCGAAGGCATGAGGAACCTTTCCGTCAGCATAGGCACTACCCATCACATATAATGGCTTGTCTATGTTTCTCCAGTCAATGCCATCAGCCTTCAAGCGAATATCCATCCAAGGAGCCACACCATTCTTCTTCTCGGTCAGGGTCGGAATAATATCAGCCACAGCTTCATACCATCCACTCTTGCGTACCATCTTCTTTGGCTTTTCAGGGAGTTTGCCATCACGAACCGCACGGACAATCAATCTCTCTCGGTTGGTGTAGCCGCCATAGTCAGCAGCGTTATAGACATCAGCATCCCAAGTGTAGCCGTTGGCATCCAGAGCATCGGTGATAGTCTTCATTGCATCTGAATCCTTATAGCCCTTCACATTCTCAATGGTCACCACCTTTGGCTTAACGGCATTGATGAACTCGGCAGTACTTGCAGCAGTCTCCTTGTCAAGTTCCACCTCAGCATGGTTACTCTTCGCCTGAGAGTAGTTCTTGCAGACTGGGCTGGCATGGAAGTACTCCACCTCGCCATCAATCTGTTTCACCAACTCTCTTGGGTCAACGTCTCTCACGTCAGCCGTCACGATGTGCTGCCCGAAGTTATTGCGATAAACACCACTTATCTTCTCGTCATACTCCACGGCTACCACTGGGTCGATGATACCCTTCAAGCCTTCCTCAACAAGACCGCCACCGCTAAAGTAGGTTCCAGCCTTAATGAGTGAGCCATCCTTCAGGGAGAACTTAGGTTCCTCGCCAGCAATCTCTGCCTTGCGATTCTCGCCCAGAGCCTGAGCAATATGTATCATCTTCTTGTTAGCCATCTTCCAGCCGCTCGGCATATCCTCAATAGCAGTCTTGATAGCATCATCCACCTCATCAGGAGTGTTCAGACTCTTCAAGTCCTCAGCCATATCAGCCGCCCCACTCTCCTTTCCGTCAGCCATATCACGAAGAGAGAAGGACACATCGCCCACGCCCAAGAAAATCTGGTCTTTGCGTGCCACGTCCTCAGTAGATTCAGCGAGAGATTTTCTTCTCTCCTCAGGAGTCATGTTCATTCTTTCCTGCACATTTCTTGCTTCCACTTCACCTGCAAGCGACTTGTAGCTATTGAAATCATCATTCTTTGTGTAGGCATTATACAGACCTCTGTTCTTCTCTATGAGAGCCTTCGCCTCATCTTCCTTACCTTCTGCACGTAGCTGCTTAATCTGTTTTGTGACCTCATCGAACCTCTTCTTGACTTCACCTCTAACCAATCTAGGACTACCGCCCTTGGCAAAGCCTTCAATATCCTGAATAGCGTGCTGAATCTCGTGATTCAATATGCCATTCATATATTTCAACTCATCAGCATGTATGTTTATGGTGTTGGTTTTTGAATCATATTCACCATGTGAAGGCATATCGTTCATAATGGCATCCGTATCAATACGAACACCCTTCAACTGAGGATAAGCCTTAAATAATTCAGGTGCATCAATCACGTCAGATAGTTTGCCGTCATTCCAGAGCATATCATCCTCGTAACGCTTAACGATTTGTCCACCGCCTACGTCCATCGTGTCCTTTATCTTGGCATCAGGCATTTCGTATCTCCACTTGCCATCAGCACCACGCTCCCAGCCAGTAGCCATCTTGATAGCCTTGGCATCCTTCTTCTCCTCTTCCATCTTACGAGCCACGGAGAGGTTATCCATACGAGCAGTTCGCTCCTCTGCCTTGTCAGCAGCAGCCGCACCACGCTCACCAGCGAGAGAGAATCGGATATTGTCGCTACTATTGATAGCATCCATAGTAACCTTCTGTCTATCCTCAGCATTTCCACGCTCATAGCTGCTCACATCAATGCCAGCATTCTTCAAGGCATCTACCACATCGCTTGGAGTATCGTTTGGAACGATAGCCTTTTCAAACTCATCGAGTCCGTAAGGTCTCATAAACTTGGTTTCAAAATAGAACACCTTATAGTCTTTCTTGATTGTATCAAGCAACTTATTGTATCTATCCATCCACTCATCAGAGACCTCAACATTATAAGCCTTCTTCAAATACTCCTTTTCATTTCCCTTGTTGTCGGTAAGTTCTACCATACGAGAAACACCGCTATCATCAAATGCATATCTGTTGTTGGAGCCAACACGGATTTCATCAGATAATTCCAAGAACTCCTTGGTAATCTTGTCTTTTATCTGGTTGTGTCTCTCATCGCCAAAAGGAATCAACTTATCCTTGGCTTTCTTCATGGCAGCAAGCGTGTTAACCTCAGGAGAGTTCTTTGCTATGAATACACCAAGTTCTGAGCCGAAGGCAGTATAGCCGCCAGCCACGCCCTGCTTCTTCATGAGCTTCACGGCATTGTCTATGGTATTAGGGATATACTTAGGCTTACCGCTAGGTGTAGTGCCATTGTAAAGCATTTCCTCAACACCATATTCCTCTGTCTTCTTATCCAGCCAAGATGGGAAATCATCAGATAACTTCTTATTATCCTCCACCTTCTTCTTTGCAGTCCCCATCGTGTCGTGAACATCTACCTTTCCATTCTTTCTGTTATTGCGAACCACATCATTCACGAAATCAGCAGCGATATAGAAGTTCTCCACGCCTTCAAGTTTTTCAAGACGTTTCTTCTTCAAAGCAACAAGCAAATGATTACCCTGCTTTTCTGCACTTGCGATACGAGCCTTCAATTTCTCACGTTGAGCATCTACGTCATTATCCTTGCCAGTAGCCTTATTCATCAGTTGAATCAGTTCTGCTACCTCTTTATCTGTATAATCAGTTTTGTTGCCATTATCTGAGATACGCATTACCTCGTTGGTAATATCGTTGTCATACTTGCCAGTCTGATAGATAGTTTCAGGATTCATGCCCTTATCAAACAAGTAGTGCCAGTACAATCCGTCACGAACATCGCCACTTGACAAATATCCCTTCCAGCTTTCTCTTACATTGGAATAGATACCATTATCAACATCACCAAGTTTCACGTTCATGTCGGTATTGAAAGCCTTCTCGCCCTGCTTATTCATGATTCTCTCCACCTGAGGATAGGTAGGTGTCCAAGCATCAGCCGTGAAGGTTCCAGCATTCTTGCCTGTTCTCTTAGCCAGCTTCTCAGCCTTAGGAATCAGGGTAATCTCTCCATAATCAGAGTATATTCCGTTCTTGGAGTCAACAACACCCATAGAAGGAGCAGCAAAACCGCCTTGCTTGATAGCCTTTCTTAACTTGTCAACGCTGATATTGTGCATACCAAACATAGTCTTCTCATCCTTCAAAGAGAAACGCACATCCTTATTCTTCTCATTGAATCTCTGAGACAAAGGAATCACATTACCATTATCATCATAGGTAACGGCATCAAGCAACTTTTTGTTGTTCTTGCTGTTCTTATAGGCGAAGTCTGTATCATTGATATAATCTTCCTCACGACCATAGCCCCATTCTGCAATATCGTTGCCATCAAACCACACATCATCAACAGGAACTTTTTGTTCGATGATGTTGTAATCGTCACCCCATCCATGCAATTTTGCATTATCAACAGCATAAGCACGACTTGGAGTAACCCAGTCACCATTTCGGAAAGAACCTTCCTTCACATCAGAAGGAACACTACGATACATTGTAATAGTATTAGCTTTCTTCTGAATAGCATTACGAACGTTATCAATAGCATCCTTACGCATAGGGTCAGCTACACGATAAGATGCGGCATTAGTCAACTCCTCCAAGTTGCCGCCATCAATATCATCATTGATATAATCACCAAGAGTTGATTCACCTTCAAACTCGCCATTATCCCAAGCCTCCTTGCGTTCGTCCTTTGTCAAGAAGTAACCATTACCCCAAGGTGCAGCACCATTGAAGGCAGATGTACCTTGATAGCTGGAATCTGTGGAATAGCCAGCTGCATCGGCAGCTTCATTCACCATCTTCTGAGCCTTTTCCATATTGCCATCTTCCACCGCTTTCAGGTATTCTTCATCTTTCAATGAGAATTTTGTGCCATCACTATCAACTTTTTCGCCATTTTCCTTGGTAGTCTCAAAAGAATTGATTATATTTGCAGCAGATTTAAGCTCTTCATCTGTTATTGAGGTTCCAGCATGGGGCTGGAGTGCCTCGATAAAGTGGAGGGCTTTTTCTTTGTCAACATTGCTTATTCTACCTGTATTTACCCAATTTATGATACCTTTTTCTTCATTTGGATAGAGAGAAGTAATCTGATTAACCTCTAATACGACACCACCTTTTCGATGCTGTTCAACCGCTCTAATTGCTACGATAAAGTTCTTACCGTCTTTTTGAAGCTCAGTAAGTACAACATGGTCATTGGCGTTAGTGCCTTTAAATACCGCAATCGGTTCAGCAATAGCCATTGGTAAATTCTTCAAGTCGCTTGCATTAAATGGATGGTTATTCTTGTATTTATCACCCGATTTACGCACAAACTTATCAAATTCCAACTCAATATCTGCATCAGCAATTCCACCAGCCTTCAAGAAGGAACTAGAGCGACCCAAGCGAAGAATCTTATCCTTTTGGTTAGGATTCTTCACTAACTCATCTAACCTCTGATTGAAAGCATCGTTTACCTTCTTCAACGAAAACTTGGTGTGCTCTGTGATTTTCATATCCTCAGGCTTGAAGATAACATAGTTGGTATCGCCTTCCTCAGCACCACCAAAGTTACGACCAGCCTTATACTTGATACCAGTATAGCCAAGAGAAGCGAGAAGTTTGCTTGCTGCCTTATCATCATTGAAGGCTGCATCATCCTTAACACTTCTCATTGAGATAGTCTTATAGAAGTTATCAAAGGTTCTATCCTTCTTCAAGTCCTTAATATCGTAGCTACGCAAAGAAGGTAGTGCTTTAGCTACCTTATCTATCAGTTCATCAGTTATAGGAGCATCCCAATCCAGATAGTTGTTTCCATTATCATCAGGTATATCCACCTCATAGAGATTTCCCTTATACTTTTTAACACGGATATTTCTAGGAGCAAGTATGAGTTCTGCTGCATCTACTTTGTTCTGATAACCACTCCTTATACTACCATAAGTACCTTTAAGAAGGTCTTTAAAATAAGCGTAATCACCTTTTCGCAATATGCTTTTAGCTTCTGATACACCATATTTTTCAAGATTATACAAGAAATCATCAAGAATATTAGCGTTGTCTATACCTACCTTATCCAACAAAACAGAGCGCAAATCATCATCAGACATTTCCTTACCATTATAGACGTAAGTAGGCTTTTTACGTGTCAACTCTACATAGCTTTTTCCTATCTCTTCCGATGAAGTAACATAGCCACCCCAACCGAACACTTGGGAGCCAGCACCCTCGCCCATGTGGTCGAAGTCAAACTCTGTGAAGTCAGCACCGCTACCATGATACACCTTCAACGAGAACTTAGGAGCATCAGCTATCTCCTGATTGATGCTGTTCACAACATCATCAGTAACAATATCGCCCTCCTGAATCTGCTGAGGTTCACGACCTGCATTCTTCACAAGTTCAGCTTGCTCTGCTCTGGTCAAGATACGGTTCACCTTCATCGCACCAGTAATCACCCAATGGTCAGTCTCAGGGTTCGGGTTGGTACGATACATATAATATCCATCAGTAGGCAGATGTTTCAAGCCAACCAATGAATGCTGATACTTGCCCGATGGATTGATACCCTCTTGGCGAGCTTCCTCCTGATAATCAACATCAGCAGCATACTCCACCTCAGCGAAGACGAAGTTCTTAGGGAAGAGAGTCTTGTTTCCCTCAGCATCCTTGCGGTTGAACTGGATAGCATAAGGCACTACACCAAGATGCCAGCCTGGTCTATAGGCTAGCTTACCGCTACCGCCTTGCGTTCCCTTACCGCCCTTCTTAACCTGAAGTCTGCCAGTCTTGCTTTCTCCTGCAATAGGAGCCGCATCAGCATCAAGCCATACACCAACCGGAGTAGCAGCACCATCAGGGTTCGCTACCATTGGTGGATAGAGTTTGCCATCCTTTAGCACAAATACCTTGTAGCCGATACCCTTCTTCTTAGGCTCAGGCTTCTGACGGAGAGAGAATGAAACATCTTCGCCAGTCTCAGAGTTTGTCACCTCACCTTTGGCAGTATCAACGTATGCCTTTTCAACGATACGCTCCAAAGCATCTACAGACTTGTAGAAGTCACCATATAGCAGACTCTTTATCTTCTGTATAGCATGAAGAATCGTTCCCAAAACAGGATGATTGAGACGAAGAGAGAACTTTTGTGCCAAGTCAAAGTCATTAATGAACTTTCCTAAGTTATCAGCAACAACCTCCTCAACGTAATCATCAACATGGTTATATCCAGAGATACCATGGTAGTTTTGATAAACCTTAGCCAAGTCTTCCTCAAACTTCTTTTTTGTTGTTACAGCCATGGCAACCTTAACGAGTTCTTTGTATGCTTCAGGATTCTTCTGCTTGATGGCATGAGTCATTTCGTGACCAAAGACAAACTGGGTAGCCTTCTCTGTGTCCAGAGCAAGATACATGGTTCCATTCTCAATCCAACCATTTGACCTTGCACCCATATAGAGGAACTGAACCTTCAATCCCATCTTCTTACACAACTCCTTAATAGCCTTGTGTACATGTTTAGGCATATCAATATCCAAGATGTCATTATCATCCACCTTGTTGTCATTGATAAGTCTCTGTCTGTCTTCATTGTCGTTTATATCATACGTCTCACCGCTCTTTCCTCCTTCGATTTCAAACGGAACCTTATCCTCGCTAAGTTGCAAGCCAAGCGGATTCTCGTCCGTTGCATCCTCAGGAACCTCAGTAACATTTATATTATCATTTATATTGTCATTTATCTTCTCATTATCCGATTCATTAGACAAATCATTAGATTCATTAGACGATTCATTATCCAACTTCGCCTCAGACTTCGCCTTCAACTCAGCCTTTTCATCCGACTTCGCCTTCAACTCGGCCTCTTGCTCAGCCTTGTGCTGCTCAGCATAGGCTGCATTCTCCTGAGCACGTTTCTGCTCTTCAAGTATGTTCTCTGCCTGAGCAATGCGAATATTTTCAACAAAATTCCTTGCTTCCGATGCCTTAAAACCGCTATTGAGTACACCGATAAGTGCGTTACGAATATCCTGAGTGTCGAGTGATTCAAGGTTGGATGGACGATTCTCCCACAAGCTGTGAACGAGCGCATCAATAGTAGTTCCCTTGCCATCAGCAGCGAGCAACTGAGTCTTGGCAAAGTCTTCTCTGCTCAATCCAGTCTCCTGCTTAACACCCTTGCTTGTCTCTGTTCCCTCATAGTTGAGAGAGTGAGCACCGAGGTTGCTAGCCACATACTCCTCAGCAGTAAGCGGAGTTGTATCAGTCACGTCAATACCAGTAGAGTCATACAGACGATGAAGGAGAGAGCCGATAGTATCTCGGTAGAGTTGTGATACAGCCTCAGCATCATCCTTCACAGCACTCTTCAAGCGAGCGAACTTTCTTCTTGCCTTCTCAATGAGTTCCTTTCTACCCTCAGAAGTATTCTCTTCCTTGGAAATTCTTCTTTCCTTCAACGAATCACGAATAGAGATTGCAGAGTCATAATGTGCTTGGGCATCAGCAATGGCAGCTTCCTTCTCCTTCTTGCTTGCAACCAACTCAGAAGGTTTACTACCAGTCAACTTCTTATTCTTTGCTTGCTCCAATACTTTCTTAGCCTTCTTGATTTCTCCATCCAGCCAATCATCTGCATCCTCACCGATGTTATTATCATACCACTCAGCAGCATGAGAAGCATCAGTCTGACTAAGGTCAACCTCTCCATTCACATCAACTGGGATAGGAGTTCCATCCTCAAATGTTAAACTTTCATTATTTTCATTGCCGTTTGAAGAAATGTTTGTATCTTTGCTTTCAGAAGAGCCAGCAGCATCCTCTTGGGAAGTTGTCACAGAAGCAGAAGGCTGGTTCTGCTCGGTCTGTGCGCCATCGTTCTTACGATATAGCAACTTCCCTTTCATTAATGCCTCCTTTACTCTCTTTGCTCTGTCATAGTGGCTGCTAATGCTGATTTCAAGACCATCCTTCTTGATGGTTACAGACTTGAAATAGTACACCTTTTTGCCATTCTTACCCAAAAAAGTCTTGATAAACAGATAAGATGATGAACGCTCCTCATTGCCATCAGTAGAATGAGAAGGAACCTCGATTATCACATCAGGATTCGTAAGCGTTGGCTTAATCATACCAAACTCCTTTGAACGACCTTTCTCAAACAACTTAGCCACCTGATTTTCTCCCATCTTCACATCACCTATAGGAGTAGATAAGATGCCATCTTCACCAAACTCTGCTGCCCAGTTATCTGGTGTAAGTTCCAAATCAGGAGCGGTCTCTGCACTTGATTCCATCTGAGCGATTACATTGTCAGCATCAGTTTCTGATAAAGGCTGAGTGTTATCATCAACCTCTATTCCACCTCTGTTCTCTCCACTATTATCCTCTATCATTGAGGTTTCAGGCATGGCAGAAGATTCGGCAGCGAGTATAGTATTGCGATACTTCTTGTAATCATCAACAGATACTTCTCCCCTTGTCTTAATCTTAACCAAGCCAGTAGGGAAACTCTGAGTCTTCAACTCTCCATTTGCATCAATGTAAGCAAACTTGGTTCTCATCTTGTTTCCTTGGATATAGAATACGTCCTTAGCATCAGGGAAGAGATTGTTTCCATCCTTATCAGAAACATCTACCATCTGAACTTTTCCATCCTCTCTAATAATATCAGAGTAGTCTAAGTTATCTTCGATAGGTGCTGACTGGATATTATTTTCCTGAGCAGGATTCTCTGCTTGTGTAGTCTGTGCTTGCATCTGCTGCTCGGCACGCTCCTTCTCCATCTGTTCTCGCTGAGCCTTTGCCGCTTGCAATCTTTGCTGGTCAGACTCATCCTTCATCTTCTGCAACTCTTCAAACGAGACTGGAATATTTACATTCTCACCCTTGACAAGTTCTGTTGGAATGTTGCCATCAATAGTAATCATGGCAGTACCATCACCATTATCAGCGAGTACTTCATAAGTATGTTCTGTTCCATCTGCATCAACGGTCTTGAACTGAGTACCTACCTCAACAACACCATCAATGATACCAGTAGTTTCTTTGATAGCCTTCTCCTTGGCATCAGCCATAGCCTGACTTCTCACTTCATCAGCATTCTCCTCACTACCTAGTTCAGCAAACATCATGGCATCAGCATGTTCAACCGTATTAGTAGTTGGGTCATAATACAGAATCATATCATCACTATTACTAATATCAATAGAACCATCTTCATGGGTAGCAATATTACCATTGATGATATATACACCATAATCTTCCAAGCCGCCAGTAGCCTTGATGGTAGCATTTCGGATTGTATTACTAGACTTGTCTGTGTACATGTCAACCGCTTGTGCTGCTCTCTGCACTTCCAAGTCTATCTGGTCTCTTGCGTTATCAATCACACCTTCATAGCGAGCAGTAGATAACTGGTAGTCATAAATAGCCCTATCAATATTATCATCACGACCAGAGAGTGCTTCAAGTTCCTCATCACTCATGGATGCCAACTGCTGCTCTGATATACCGAGAAGTTGGGCAAGAGACTTCTGTTTGTCTTCTTGGTCTAGCTGAATCTCATGTGTATCATAGCCGTAAGCATCACGCCCCTGCTGGTATGCCTGATTCTTCTCCATATTCTTCACAGAGACACCTTCACCCTTATCTTCAACAGCCTTCTTTGCTGCAAGCATATTACCAATATCATAACCACGCATGATGAGCAAGTTCTGAATATACTCACGCACTGGCTGTCTGTTCTTACCAAGAGCAACATCACGATTGATTTTGTTTGCCATTTCAGGCATATCCTCGTTTGTTGTAGCATCAATCTGATTACGGAGTTCTTCCCACTTCTCCTTACCGAGCAACTGAGACAAGTTTACATCAGCCTTGTCTAGCTTATGCTTATAGGAATAATACTGCTTGGCATTATAGGCATGGAAAGGAGCAACAGCACCCTTCATCAATCCGATAGACAAGAGCATGCCGCCCCATATCTGTGACTGCTGCTTTTTATCCCACAAGTCTGAGATTTTGTTATCACCAGTAAAGACTGTGTTGGCGATGATACCCAATTCTTCCTCCAGAGACTCACCGACAATGCTATTGAGTTCCACCTTACCAAGTGTTCTGTCAGCACCAGCCTTCAAGTATCTTGCATTCTTTGAAACCTTATTATTAAGCAAGAAGTCAATCACCTTGGAAACATTCTCCATGTTGTACTTGTTGATAATTTTCTTGCCACCTTTGGTAACGAAGTTCTTCAGGGCAGTACCAGCAGCATCAATGCCACCGCCAGCCAACTCTGTAGCAAACTCAATGGTCTGAGCCGCCTCACCCTTTACAAGGGCAGTAAGGAAGTCTTCACCGCCTTCATGCACGAGTTTACCATCACTATCAAAAGTGCCGAACTTGTAGTTGCCCTGCTCATCCTGATAGACCTGACCAGTATAGCGGTTAATCACATCGTTAGCAACATTTCCAAGACCAACCGTATTGGCTTGGGCAGCACCAACGATTCCATACTGGATAGCTTTTCCGAAAGCCTTGGTAGTAAGACCAGTTACCTTACCGATATAGTTTGCGATATGAGCACCAGCCATTCCAGTAGCTTTCTCCATAGTACCCAATGCTATCTTTGAAGCTGCACCCTGCACAACCTTACCAATAGTGTTACTCATACCCTTGGAAAATCCAGCACTACCAATCTGCACCATAAAAGGAGCCATATTGGTAGTGATAACACCACCAGTATACATCCATCCCTGATTGTCACCATACTGACTCTGTGCATCACTATTCTTTACCGCTTGCTGCATCAACATATCTCCAGCTTCAGTATGAACACCATTATCCAAATCCTGCTTGGTCGCTAGCAAGGAGCCAGCATTGATAAGGTCAGACGCACCGCCAGTCAGAAATCCAGTATCTTTGGCAGCATCATACATTCCTCTAAAAAAAGAATGATTGTCAAAGATTGCACCATTTCTTGAATCCTGCTCCAACTGCAAGAGTTCTCTTCTCTTACGATTGTAGTCACCAGCAGCAAGAATTTGTCGGGCTTCTGTATTCTCCAAGATACCATTGTTGGTAGTAACACTATGAGGAGTACCAGCTATACCACCACCCCTAGTTATATTACCCCATACGCTACCCACCTCATCAGTAGAACCGATGAAGGACTTGAACATATCGCTAATCTTAGCTGCATCCTTGTCGGCATCAGCCATCTGGTCGTGCAGTTCATTCTCCCAGTTCTTCGATACCGCCTGAGCATACTCCCTATCAAGGTCTTCTACAGTCTTGGCAGGAGTAATGGCAAACTCATTTCCAGTTGGCTTACCTTTCCGATTCAAAACCTTAGCGGTTACTGGTTTACGGACATTGTTGGTTGCCCTTACAGCCTGACCTACCGCTCTATGAGTAAGTTCTAACGCTCTGCTCTTATTTGGGTCAACAGAGTTAAACATTTGCTGACGATACTTGTTTACGGTAGGATAAACAGCATGAAGACCAAGCCATTTACCGAACTCCTCATAGTTTTTCCCTACATCAGCCCCATCAGCCTTGAAGGTATCATATACGGATTTTCTGTTTTTGTAACCTTCCTTGCCAGGCTTAAAGAACCAAGAGTTAAATTCTTCTGGTGTACCAACATCACCACCATCAGCCTTCAAGGCATCATACAGTTTCTTAACCTTACTATTTATTGGCATATTGTTTCTTTTTAATGATGAATTGAAAATTTACTTTTAGCACTTCCTTTAGAAGAAGTACCGCCACCCTTATGGGCAATCTTCTTTCTGACTATCTTCACAACTTGCTTTCGTCCAGCAGCAGTGTTTGGTTTGATACCTCCCTTTGCTACGGTTTCGCTAGCATTTGCTACCTCAGAAGGATGCTCTCCATTCAGTTTGAGATATTCAGAATCCCAGTCTTCTTTAGAGGAACCGCCACGACTTCCACGACCACCTCCTGACCTATTTGCAACTATTTGTCTAGCTTGTGCATTCAGAAGTTTAATAGCAAGTTCCTTCTCGCCTTGACTTATCATATTTTCCTTCCAAAGTCTATCCAGTTCAAGTCTAGCCTGATTGTATTCCTGCTGATTGGTAATACGCATTTTGTTAATATCAATCCTCTGCTGACTCTGGTCTAACTTTGTCTTAGCGATACCCTCATTCTCCAAGTTGTGTCTAAGTTGCTCGGCATAGGTCATATCACGACTTCTTGCCTGCTCATCAAGAGCCAATGCCCTCTGATACCCTGCCAGCCACGATGTCCGATTCTTCTCTCTCTGAGCATCCATATAAGCCTTGCGTTTGTTAATCGCCTTAGTCATATCCGACTCAGGATTGTGTACCACCTTGGCTCCATTCGTAGCAAAGAAGATATTGGCGAGCGCACGGAGACCATCACCCAGAGCAGCGATACGAGCCTTGGTACGCTCCTTCTTCTCTCTGTTCGCCCTCTGCTCAGCAGTCTCATTCATTTCAGGATTCAGTATCTTATACATATCAGCATAAGATAGCTGCTTAGGCTGAGATTTCGGCTCATCCTTCTTCACGATGGGTACGGATGGTTTATCCTCCTCATCATTAGGAGCACTCTGATTTACATCTACCCCATTGGCGATGGCTTGTTGAGTAGCGATAGTCTTCTCTCTAGCCGCCTTCATCGTAGGTGTTTCATTCTGAGGAGTAGCAGCATTCATCTGGTCAACCTTCTTGCCAGCCGCATCAAGTTGCTGCTGGGTGAAGACTGGAGCCTGAGTCTGTGCCACCTTCTGTGCGGCATCCACCCCACTCTGCTGCTTGTTGAGAACACTCTGTGTTGTCTTCAAGCCATTGTTGTTTCGTAACATATCTGATGCTTTCATAGGCTTATGCTTTAATCTTTTGAAGTTTAGCCCCAAGGCTATTCAAGTCACCCTCAGAAGGAAGAGCCGTAGCCTTAGCCTTCAAGCCAAGAACATCATTTGAGTCCTTAGCGATACCATCCAACTGCTGCTGAGTCACATTCATATTCGGAGCCTTCTTTGCTCCAGCACCACTATCAATAGTTGCAGCGATGTTGGCAGCAGTTCCAGCCACGCCAGCAACCGCATTGGCAGTATCAGCAGCCTTCTCAGCTTCCATGCCCATCTGTTGGTTCTGCAACTGATTCTTTCTGTTCATATACTGCTGTTCGATGTTATCCTTTCTAGCATCATTTGCAGCTACAATCTGTGAGGTAGTATCAGCGAGAGTCTTGTTGTTCGCCTCCTTCACCGCAGTAGTGGAATCGTCAGTACCACCCATTACCGCTTGTCTACCCTTAGCTGCCTTGTTTCTGTTCTTAATCTGCTCCTGCATCTGAGTGAGCAATCGAACGGTATCAGCACGTTTGGTAGGGTCTTCATTATACTTTCTATCATACCATGCCTGATTTTCTTTCTGTTGCTGGGCAATCATCTGCTCCTGCTTTTTTCTTGCCTTGCGGTTAGCTATACCGCCAGCAATACTGCTTGCAAGCCCAAGCCCAGCACCTATTAATGCACCTATCATATATATGAAAATTTAATTATTAATAATGGTACAAAGATACAGATACCATCCGAGATTCGTATTTTATCCGTTTATTTAGGTAGGTAAGTTAACGGATAAAGTTTCCGTTTGCCGAATAATTACTATCTTTGCAGCAAAATAGTTTAGAAAATGGCAGCAGATAGAAATACAAAAGGTCAGTTCGAGAAAGGTCGAGCAAAGACTGGAGGTAAAAAGAAAGGTTACGAGTCTCCTATCAACAAGGAGTTTCGTGAGTTGTGCGCTGACTTTTCTAGAGAGGCATGGGATGATTTCATGGCAGCTTGGTATAAGTGCGAGCCGAAGGATAAGGTAGCATCATTCATCAAGATACTGGAGTTCAACTGCCCTAAGCTACAGACCGTAACTCTTGACGATAAGCGTGAGGTTCACAATGCCCTCACCGAGAAGTTGAGACAGATGTCGGAAGAGGAAGGATAAAATGTAATTCATAAGAAGAACGTTTGTTTTTTTCATAGGTTTTTGGTTTATAGGTTTTAAGATTGTTAGGATAACGAAATAGGGAATGCGTGAGCACTCCCTATTCTTTTATTCACTATCAGCGACCGCCTCTAGCCCTTCTATCCCCAGCCATATCCGTCTTGGAACCACGATTCACCGATGATGGCTTATACATAATTCCTGATTTCGTGTGGCTGGCATCCATACCCTTGCGTGAAGCTGCCCCATACTTTTTATCGTGGGCAGCGTTATGCCGAGCCAATTCCCTACGCTTAGCCTTCTGAGCAGGAGAAGACTCGAAACGAGTATCATAACGCTTTTTTCGCTCCCTAGCTGCTGGATGAGTCTGATAATATCTAGCTGATTCTGATACCATTTCCCTTATTTATTTAGTTTATAAAAACCATTTTCAATTTCATTATATACTTTATCTATATGTGCTCCTAACTGATATAAATAAGCATATTGAGGATATTTTTCAAGCGAAACACGCATATCAACATCAACTAGATGCCATTTTTTCGTTCCGTGATAAGCCGCTAATTTAAAATCATGACCATCTGCCGCCCCAACTAAACAGATTAAACCCTCTATAGGTTTTTCCTCTAATACATTTTTCCATGTCTTATTCTTACGCACGAATTTTATACCACCATCCATTTTCTTATCACAGACCATAAAGGTTTGTGTAGAAGACTCGCCTACTTTAGAACAAGCCAAACCCATTCTTCGTGGTATCATATACACAACATCAGGTGCTTTGAAATTAGGATGGCGATTTGCCTTCCAAGTTCGTAAATTTGTTTTTTGCATATCTATCTCCAATAAAGTTCACGATGTTCCTTCTTCAACAAATCGCCAGTTCTGCACCACCAATCATTCGGACTCGATTTAAGATACTCCTCAAACTCTGGGCAGTTCTGTTCATGAGTAAGGATAGGATGAGAGGTAGGCTTGAACTGATGCACACACAGCAAATCTGCATGATTGCCACCATAAATTCTTGGCGGCATAACATCTTTCGCCTGATGCCACACCTTGTTGAGGTCGATGAGGTAAACCCCATCCAATTCTTTCAGGACATTATCAATCTTACCAAGCACACGATTCAGGACTTCTGCCCTATCCGTCCCACCCTTCGCAATTAACCACTGGGCATCACTCAGGGCACTTCTAATCAACATATCCAGTTACATAAGCCAAAATTTAATGTCTTTTCGATTTCTCGATGTTATATTGGTCACAGATGTCGCAATATGCGCCATAAGCCAAGCTATCAACCATTTCGTTGTACTTGTCACCATTGTGACCTTTCACCCAGTGAAAACGAACTCCTGACAAATGAGAAGAGCATTTCTTATACAACTCATAAAGGTCAGGATTCATCTTTGGTGGAGTACTCTTCCCCAACACAAGTATGCAGTACTGGCTATCCGTATAAATATCAAGATAAGCACCAGATGGGCAAGACTTAGCTGCACTAATGATAGCAAGCAACTCCATTCTATTATTCGTAGTCTGTAGTCTGCCATGATTCTTCATCTTGACAATCTCTCCATCCTTCAACACGATGTAAGCAGAACCTCCTGCCTTATACTTGGAATGATTGTCACAACTTCCATCCGTATAAGCCACATAGTTCATGCCATTATCAGGGAATGGCTCAACTGGGTCGAAATTTTCCGACTTTTCAGCCATTTTTTCTCTGATTGCTCTAGAGAATTTACCTTTAGCGTTGAACACACCAAAGTTAGCATCTGTGAGAATCATCCAGTTTACTGGTTCCTCACCATTTGCCTTCTTCCACTTTCTCTCATCAAGATAATCATAAAGACTCTTGATGTACTCATCTGTACCATAGTTCTTCGATATACAATATCTCTTGAACTTCTCATAGGTAGGTTTATCCATAACTAATAACTTACTTAATATATTTTCTTTCTTTCAATGTAGGTTACCAAAATAAACACCTAAGCATTTAACAGAAAAATCCATCAGGGATTCCTCCAATACTCATGTCTCTCTGAATAACCTTTTCACTCTGCTTACCATAGATAAGATGTCTGAATCCATCCGACACCGCTCTATCAGCGATAGAATAAGAACAGGCAAGAACTATAAATCCAAGAGTACCGACAATAAAGTCAGCTTTGTTTTTTCTCGTCCTCAGCAACGTTCTCTTAGTTTCTTCCTCGTTCCTGATGTCAAAGGAATGTTTCTCTGCAAGAGTAGAATTAATCCTTCCACTAGCAATAAGTCTTTTCTTGATTCTTGAAACAGAACTACTACTTGTATTGAGAGCCTTCTGAAATTGCTTTATCGTGATTGCCTTGCCTTTGGCACCGACCTTTTCACCATCAGGTGCTTTCATGCAACAGTCCTTATACTCGGCAGCACAAATCTGAAATTCAAAAAGCTTCTCATTGATAAGATTGAATAGTTCCTTCAAGGTATAATCTTTTACCTCAAACTTACATACCATAGCACCACGATACTCACGACCCTTTCGAGTCAACTTTATCGTTTTGTCACGGAACGAAGAGACAATAACCTTATTTCCGTCTACCGAAAACAAAGCATCATCTTTCATGTCTTGAATAAGTCTTTCTGCTTTTGGTTTACCAATATGTAATCCTTTCCTCAATTTGTATTCCGTAACATTCCACATTACAGAATTGCTATGCTGCATCTTTATCCAAATAGCAACAGCAAGAAGTTCCTTCATGCTCTTACTTGAAGAGTATGCTTTCAAAAGTTCTATGGTTACATTTATATACTGCATAACATAAAAAAGAGTCCCAAAGTCTTGGTTGCAGCAAGAACTAGGGGACTCATATCTTGTAGGCTTACGCCTTGAAAGGAGGACTACTTTATCCAGCCAATCTGCAACATTGACGATGCAAAGATAGAAGCAATTTTTGAAACTACCAAATGTGAAAAAATATGTAATTCGTTAATCTGTAAGATATTCAGATTTTAGGTATACACTTGGTGTGCAGTAGACATACAAATGATTACAAAGTTAAAGTAGGTTAAAGTATATTTAGCATTCAAGTTTATTTTGTTACATTTGTAGCGAGCAAAACAAACGATTTAGTTTCTTTAACTCTTTTATGTTACTATTTTGTTACTCGTCAAAAATAGACAATTTCTAATAGTATTGGTTATCAATAGGTTATAAAGTTCAAGTAAGCATTCATAATGTTTTTGTATAATATGAAAAGGGGTGCTTGTGAAAGTACCCCTTTTATGTATAGGTTTACTACATGGCGATGCATTTTGTTCTATGTCACGACGCACAGACTTTTACATCGCCATGTAATTTCAAAGATATCGGGAGTTTTAAAAAAGCCTGTTACTATTTGATTTTAGCACCAAATGACTTGACAAACTTAATCTTCTTGCCTTTTGCGATGATTGGCTTCTTCCATTCACCACCCAAAATACGGATAACAGCCTTCTTGCCTACAGGAACCGCATCTACAGCCTTCTGCAAATCCATGAAATTGCCTCGACCTTCTGCAGAGACTACATAATCATAATGGCAGACATGAGACTTCAGCGCTGGCACCTGCTCAGCTACAGCATCAGCAAGCGCACCGGCAACCACACGTGCACCATATACATTATAATGGGTATTATCTTTCTTACCCTTAGGAACCTGCGGATTCTCGCCAGGCATAAACCACATATGTAATTTGCGGCTGCCTTCAATACCCATGCCCGTTTCTATATCGTGGGTAATCTTGGTAGCATCAACAAATGGAACATTCAGCTGCTTTGCTACATTGCGGGGAGCTATCACATAAGCTCCGTGGGTGTCGATAAGCGTATCACTATTAATCTGTTCCTTTCCATCATATACTTTATTGCGAAGATTCTCGTCATCATCATTCTTCAATTCTGCAGAATAATAGCAGCGACGAACCACCGCATTGAACAGTACAGGAATGCCACCCTTGGCACGGGTCTCATTTACATATCTGGCAAGGTTTGCATCAAAAGTAGATCCCGGATCAGTATGACGGTCAGGCATTGACTTCTCATCGTTATGCCCAAACTGGATAAACACATAATCACCTGGCTTTATTCTATCCAAAACCTTTTTCCATCTTCCTTCATTGATAAAGCTCAAAGAAGAACGACCATTAACAGCATGATTGTCAACAATCACCTTGTCATCAAAAAAGCCTTGCAATACCATCCCCCATCCTCGCTCTGGACTATTTCTAAAACCGCCTTTCTCGGCTGCAGTAGAATCACCTATTACGAAAATCGTTGTTGTCTTTGTGCTGGATGTCATCAGCAACGCCAGTATGAATACACATAAAATAGCTTTTATTTTTTTCAT